AAACAGGAGCATCAAATACTTTTGTCGGTTCATCAACTGGCAAAGGCACAGGAGCATCAACTGCGGCAAGCAATACAGGGGTAGGTGATAATGCTCTTACCGCATTAGCTACAGGAGGAACTAACAATGTCGCGGTCGGTCATGGTGCTGGACAAGCGATAACCACAGGCGATAACAATAATTGTATGGGACAGTCGGCTGGGCCAGCAATTAACTCAGGATCTCAGAACATAGCGATTGGAAATGCAGCAGGCCAAAATGAAACTACAGGCTCAGATAATACTTTGGTGGGGCATGGGGCAGGGTTTACACAGAACACAAAAAGTCAAAATACATTTATTGGAAGTCAAGCTGGATACACTTCAAATGGTGGAACTTTAACATATATTGGCTTTCAAGCTGGATACTACGGTACATCGCCTACAACTAATTCTGCGGTGGGATACCAAGCTATGAAAGGCAGTGCTTCTTCAGCACCCACAGGTAATAGCAATACAGCAGTGGGTTATTTGAGTATGACTGCAATCGCGGGTGCGGGACAGCAAAACACTGCCGTTGGCTCCAATACATTACAAAGTTTAACAACAGCAGAGGGTCAAACTGTACTTGGCCATCAAGCTGGAACGGCTGGCTCGGGAGGTGCGGCTGTTGTAGATGGGTTTTACAATACGTTAATTGGAATGCAATCAATGGCTTCCGCGTCAAATGCTCAACATCAAATTGTTCTCGGATCATTCCAAGCAGTTGGACAAGGAAATAATACTTTTACGTTTGGTAAAAGTGGAAGCCAAGTCACAAATACTTTTACCTCAAATGCAAACTTTAGTCAGTCTTCGGATCAAAGATTAAAAACTAATATAGAAGATAATGACCTTGGGCTTGATTTTATAAATGATCTCAAAACAAAAACTTATAACTGGTTGCCATCCAATCAAGTGCCAGAAGAATTGACAAGTCACTATTCTGAAGAAAATCAAAAAGATACTGAAGTCAAAATGTGGGGAATGCTTGCTCAACAAGTTAAAGAAGCAATGGATAATCATGGAAGTTCAGATTTTACTGGATGGCTAGAAAACTCTGATGGATCACAAAATATATCTAGGGAAATGTTTATCATTCCTTTAATTAAAGCAGTACAAGAATTGACCAAAAAAGTTGAAGAATTGGAGGCTAAATTAGATGGCTGATGAATTTACAGCAGATGAAATTGCTAAAAAATACAAAGGAATGCTTGACTGCGTCACAATGATTGAAAATCTTGCAGTCAAAAAACTTTGGGAAGATTCTGACCCTTTGGTTGCAAACGCAAATGGCGCGGGTTGGACTGATGAGTTTAGAAAAAAAATTGTGAGTAATAATGTTGATCATTTAGAGATGATGGTAAAGCAATCTTACTGGACGACAGAAGATATGACTTCTGTCAATAAAGCAGTCACAGATGGTAAGGCGTTTATTGCATAGGGGTAAAAATGGAAAACAACGTAATCACCATAAATAATGTTGAGTATAAGGAAGAAGAACTTCACGATCAAAGCAAGTATTTGATTGCTCAGATTAAAGATCTTCAAGCACAGAGATCACAAATAAAATTTAAAATAGATCAAGTTGATGCAGCTTTGTCTACAATGACAAATGCTTTAATTGAAAGTGTAAAAAAAGATTAATGCCTCTATCGAAACTAACATTTAAGCCTGGGGTTAACACAGAATTTACGTCCTACGCTAATGAGGGTGGATGGAAAGACTGTGATAAGGTTAGGTTTAGATTTGGCTTCCCCGAAAAACTTGGTGGGTGGATTAAGTTTTCTTTAAAAACATTTTTAGGCACTTGTAGGGCGCTACACGCTTGGGTTGCGTTAGACGGTTCAAAGTTTTTAGGTGTAGGAACACACAAGAAGTTTTACATTGAAGAAGGCGGTTCTTTTAATGATGTAACTCCGCTTCGTAAAACAACAACTAATGCCGCTACTTTTGCCGCTACTAATGGATCAACCACCGTCACTGTTACGGATAGTGGACACGGAGCTATTGTAGGAGACTTTGTAACTTTCAGTGGTGCCGCTACGTTAGGTGGCAATATAACTGCGGCTGTTTTAAATATAGAGTACGAGATAGTTACTGTGCCAACGGCAAATACTTATACGATAACAACGTCTGTTGCTGCTAATGCTTCTGATTCAGGTAATGGTGGAGGAAGCGTTGTCGCAAAGTATCAAATCAATGTGGGTATAGATACTGTCGTACCAGGCACAGGTTGGGGCGCAGGCACTTGGGGTCGTGGCACTTGGGGTTCGGCGGCAACTTCTGTTGCGGGTGGTGGTAGCATACGTGTGTTTGGTCAAGATAATTTTGGTGAAGATTTAATATTTAATGTTCGTGATGGATCTATTTATTATTGGGATAGAACAAACGGTATAACAACACGGGCTGTGGAGCTTTCAACACTTGATACAAATGCTCCCACGATTGCACGAAAAATTATAGTCTCTGATCGTGACCGTCACGTTCTTGCTTTTGGCACTAACGCGATTGGATCTTCAACACAAGACAAACTGTTAATTAGATTCTCCACTCAGGAGAACCCATTTGATTGGAATCCTACTGCTACAAATACTGCGGGAGATCTTCTAGTTGGAACTGGATCTGAAATTGTAGCAGCTATAGAAACAAGGCGAGAGATTATTGTTTTAACAGATACATCCGTTCATTCGCTACAGTTTGTAGGGCCACCTTTTATATTTGGTTTAACTCAGATCTCTCTAGGTAGCACGATCATAGGTCCAAATGCGGCAGTTGCTGTTAACGATGCAGTGTTTTGGATGGGCAATGGACGGTTTTATCTTTATGATGGTTCTCTTAAACCTCTTGCTTGCACTGTTAGAGATACGGTCTTTGATGACTTTAATTATACACAGGGTGAACAGGTAGTTGCTGGTGTCAATAGCGAGTTTGGTGAGATCTTCTGGTTCTACCCATCAGCAAGTGCTAGCATTAATGATAAGTATGTAATCTACAACTACGATGAAAAAGTCTGGTATTTCGGTGCTTTAGCTAGAACAGCTTGGATAGATCGTGGCATTAACGAGTTTCCTATCGCTGCTGGTACAACAAATCTGCTGTTTAACCATGAAAATGGTCAGGATGATGACGGTTCTGCACTTTCAGCTTTCATTGAATCTAGTCCTGTTGAGCTAGGGGATGGAGAACAGTTTTCTTTTATACGCCGTTTGGTGCCTGATATAGACTTTCTTGACTCTCCTTCCACAGCTGATAGGTCAGCGACATTTACATTGAAGGCAGAGGACTTTCCTGGTAAAGGATTTGTAAGGACAACGGCATTTACTGTAAGCAATGAAGCTACACAAAACCATGTGCGCCTACGAGGTCGATCAGTTGGCGTTCGTATAGAAACCTCGAACCAAGGTGTGACTTGGCGTTTAGGTACTTCACGTGTGGAAATACAACCGGATGGCAGGCGATGAGTAGTAGGTCTCTTGTTCCTCCAATATTTTCTGTACCACCAGAGTCATATCAGGTATCATACTTTAATGATTTGGTTAGAGGTCTATCGCTTTTTGTTAATCAACAGCAACAACCAGGCGAAGGCAGACACACGACTATGGTTTTCACCAACCTTAGTTCGAATGACGTGGGTCTTGAAATTGGATCTGTGTTTGAAGTTGATGGGTTTTTAAAGATATCTAGAGCAAATAATCCTCATGTCTCTGGAAATGTTGGAACAAGTGCTGTAGGTTCTGTTACAGTGACTATCACGTAAGGGGTAGCTATGGGTTTTTTATCAACGATAGGCGGTATCTTAGGTGGCATAATAGGCGGTCCTATTGGTGCGGGTGCGGGTGCAGGCATTGGTTCTTTGGTTGAAGGAAAAAAACCTAAGGATGCGTTGATTAGTGCTGGTTTAGCTGGAGGCACTTCTTTTTTACTTGGAGGAAGAGGGTTTAAGCCTGGAGCAACAGGAGCCGCTCTTGGTAGTAAGATTGGTCTCTCAACGACAGCGTCAGGTAATCCTGGCATTGGCGGTATTGGTGAAAAACTTGGAGCAGCCATTGCAGGCAAAGCGACAACGGCGGCGGCGGCGGGTGAAGCCGCGAAAAAAGCAGGTGGTTTTGGTATAAAAGATTTACTTCTTCCTGGTGTAGCGTTAGCGGCTCTTTCTAAGCCTGAACCCGTTCCGACAGGTGGTATAACAAATGTTGGTGGAGGTGAAGGACTTCCAGGCTATAAAGGTAGTCCGAAAGCCTCAGGCAGAATCGAAGGTGATGTCTATGTATTTGGGTCTGATGGAAGACGTGTATCTTTCAGTACACCTGAGGAGCTAGCACGTTTACAGCAGCAAGACCTGATGGAGTCGCAACAAATCGCTAACCCACAGTCAGAAAGTGTCATGACAGCCAAAGAGGGTGGGTTTATAACAGGTCCTGGTGGACCTAAGGATGATATGATTCCTGCGATGATAACGCAAAATGGTAAACCAGTTCAGCAGGCTTTGTTGTCTGATGGTGAGTTTGTTATGACAGCAGATGCTGTTGAAGGAAGTGGTGGTCCTGCTGCCATGTATAAAATGATGAAAGAATTTGAGAACAGGGTAGCATAATGGTTGAAACAGTTCGCCGCGAAGAATTAACGGTACTTCCTGAGTATCAAGAAACTTTTCTTAAAGACCTGTTAGCGTCTACAGGCAGATTAGGAGAAACTGCTACTGATTTACCAGACAGGGCTGTTGCAGGGCTTTCGCCTACGACACAACAGGCTTTTGATTTGACAAGAACCAATGTGGGTATCGCTGATCCTTTTATTAGAGATGCCGCTGATACTACAGCACAGGGGATTAGTGCTTTTGGAACGGGGCTTGGGGCTTTTGGACAAGGTATCGGTTCTCTCGCAGGAACTAGCGCACAGTTTGATCCGTCACAAGTACAACAGTTTATGAATCCTTTTGAAGATGCTGTTGTTCAACAGGCACAGGAAGATGCAAGACGAGCCAGTGCTATACTTGGCACACAGTTAGGGGCACAAGCTGCGGGAAGAGGGGCTTTTGGTGGATCACGAGCCGCTGTTGCTCAGACAGAACAAGACAGAAACTTGCTTGACCAGTTAAGCAGAACAACAGCTAGTTTAAGAAGACAGGGTTTTGAAGCAGCCGCTACTCGATCTCAAAAGGCTTTTGAGGATGCGTTAAACAGACAGCAACGTGGAGCGCAGATCTTCGGTCAGTTGGGTCAAGGGATAGGTCAATTAGGACAAGGTATCGGCAGGCTTGGTTTACAACAGGCAGCACTTGGTGAGACCGCACAAAGTTCCGCTTTACGTGATATAACGGCACTTGGCAATGTCGGCAGGGCTGAACAGGCACAACGGCAAGCAGAACTTGATGCAAACTTTAGAAACCAGATGGCACAGTTCCAAGAGCCATTCTCTCGATTATCGTTCCAGTCGGACATATTCCGTGGTGTGCCGTCCACGCAACAGCGAATAACCACAGAACAGTCACCGTCACCTAGCACGGCATCTCAGGTTGCTGGTCTCGGTCTTGGTTTATACGGGTTAAGTCAGACACCGTTGCTTGGCGGTTTATTTGGGGGCAAATCACCATGATTAGAAATGGAATAGGAAATATACGTAACGATGCGGCTCGTAGACAGCTTGAAGTTGCTGCTGGTGTAAGACGAGAAGAGTTAAACAACCAAGCGGCAGCAATGGGCCAGAACATGATGGCTCAAGCAGAAACGCTTCCTGCTCCACCAAGTAACATAGGCGGTATCCTTGCTTCTAGTCCAGAACTACAACAGACAGCGATGGCCATGGCTAATGGTGATCCGGTGCAAAGGTTTCAACAAGGTGGTGGGATATTAAGTGCTCAACAGGCTTTGAGTCGATTAGTTAATCTTGGAGGTTTACCTAAATCCACAGCCGCTCGACTTGTTAACATACAAGCTGATGCAGGCAATGTATTGTCTTCAACAGACTTTGACCAGTTTGGTTTAGCGGATGAAACAGAAAGATTTATACCTCTGCCAAATGTGGGAAGAGCGGGAAGACCAGACAGATTGTCGGCGCAAAGAAAAGACTTTGAACAGTTCGGTTTAGCGGATGAAACTCAAGGCCCTTATGATCGTCCTGCTATTTTTACAAACTTAGAGAGGGCTCTTAATCCTTCACGAAGAGATGAGTATGACACTCTTATTACTAGTAATCTTCCTAAAGGAGATGTCGTAACAGTAATAGATCCCAAAGCTGAGGCAGAGGCAGACGAGTCTACAACAGCTCCTCTCTCTGAGTCATCTGATAAATCTATTCTTGAGAGAGCCAGACAAATAGATAGAGATTTAACAGCTAGAGTTCCTTTCCTACAAGATGTCAAGAAATATGTTGGTGATCCGACCAGACAAGCACTTGGTGAGGCAAGTAGGGCAATATACGGAGGGGGCAGAGGAGCCTTAGAATATTTTACCGGTGTTGATCTTCCTACATTAGAAGAACTTGATAATAGAAGAACAGCACAAACAAATAACATTTCACCTGATGATGCAATAGCAGCTGAGAGAGGGAACGTATCAGTAATAGATACCAAAGCTGTTGCAGAGGCAGGCGAAACTACAAAAGCTATACCGCAAGCGAGATCCATCATATCAGGTAATGATGCAACAAAAATAGCTGAAAAAATTCGTAATGAAAGTGAAGATCCGATAGATCCATACTTTGCACCTGGAGCGGATCCAAACGAGATTAAACAAAAACGGCGTGATGACGCAAAAACTAAAGTTGTTACTGAAGCTAGAAAAAACGCCTCTCGGAAAGAAAAAGGAGAGGCTGTCGCAAGAGCTGCCACAGATTTTTTAGATTTGAACAGAAAAGATCTTATCAGCGACTCGTCACTTAACAAAAGCATACTTTCTGCCTTAGGTGTTGAAACTGGCAAAAAGATGACTCCAGAAGAAGAAGTTAACAAAAACATGGAGTTATACAAAAAAATATTCAAAGAGGATCCTGGAAAAGACAAAACAATAGATGGATATAATCTGGCTTTTCTTGGTTTTGCTATAGCGTCAGGTCGGTCTCCGAATGCATTATCAAATATCGCTGATGGTTTGTTAAAAGGAGTCAAAAAGTTTAATGACACCGAAGAAAAGAGACAAGCCAGAGAAAGAAAAGCTAAAGAATTTGGTCTTCAGAAATTCTTAAAAGACGATGAAGCAAGGAAGAAATTTGCTCAAGATTTCCAACTTCAAGAACGAAAACTTCAAGCTCGGTTCGCTGGTATATTCTCTAACGAGAGAATAGCCATAGCACAGATGGTTACTAGAGCCGGAAACATACGAGACCAAATAGCTAGTCAAGAAAAAATAGCAAACAATCGTCGTGAAAGTGCAGAGAACATTGCTGCCGCAAGAAACAAAATTACAAAATTACAAGTGCAGCTTCAAGGTACACCTTCATCCGTACGGTTCGCTGATGCTGTAATAGGGAGACTGTATCCTGAGTTAGAAAAAGGCACCGATGAACACGGTTCAAAATTTAGTGAATTGGTTAACCAACACCTAGACGGGAAATCACTTAAAAGAACTAACCTAAAGACTTTAGTATTTAACGCAATAAATGATCCGTCAAAGAAGGCACAATTTATCGCTGCATATAAGAAACAAAACCCTGGGGTTAAAACTGTGGGTGACAAGGATCTTGCTCCATTTATAGCCGATCAAATTCGATCTATATTCGAAGCCTCAAGTGGAGGATCAACTCCTAGGCCAACAACTGGAACTCCTAGCTTCGTCTATGATGATAAAACTGGAAAATTGAAATAAAAAATGACCACTGTTGAAATAAAAGGAGTGGGGACTGTAGATTTCCCTGATAGCATGTCTCAAGAGGAGATTGTTGATGCTATCAAGACAAAAATCATTCCACAGGCGCAGCAACAACAGACCACGGCTCCTGCACCAGAGCAAGAAGAGCAAGAGCAAGGCACTTTTACTGATATAGCAGAGGGTGTTGGAGCGGGTCTTATTGGTATTCCACAAGGTATCGCAGAGCTTGGTGCGGCAGGCATTGATTTGATAGCTGACACAGATACCTCTCGTGCTGTCACAAAAACCTTTGAAGACTTTAAAGAATACTTGGGACTTGATCCACAAACCGGTGCGGGTAAAGCGGCGGAGGGTATAACTAACTTTGCTGGTGCGTTTATTCCTGTTGTTGGGTGGCTTGGAAGGGCTGGACAAGTCGCTAAAGCCGCAAAAGCAGGCACCGATATTGGACGTTCTCTCAAGGCTACTACGGCTTTAGGTCGTAAAGCTGAACAGTTTGGATCATCTAAGATTGGGCAAGCCGCTCTTGGCACTAGACCAAGACAGGCTGTAACCACTTCGTTAGCCGCTGGTGTTTCAGATGCTTTTGTATCTCCTGATGGCACTAGAACTCTTTCAGATTCTTTTGATGTCTTACCTCTTTTACAGACAGAAGAGACCGATACCACACTATCAGGAAGAGAAGAAGCGGGTCGGAGACTTATCAATAAACTTAAAGTTGGTGTTGAAGGAACAGCGATAGGGGGAGCTTTTGAAGCCGCCTTTCCCGCTCTTGGAGCTACCGTAAAAGCTGCTTCGGCTGTGCCTGGTGTTCCTCAGACGGCTCGTTTGATTGGCGAAGGTATAGATATAGCTAAAGAAAAACTCGCGGGTGGAACGCTACAAAAGTGGTTTGCATCTGGTGGTCTTAGACCTAAAGAGATTAATGAACGGATTATAGAGACTGAAGGTGCTCTTGAAACTGCAACAAAGATTGCATCAAAACAGTTTTCTGATTTTGATAATGCCTTAAAGTCTACGATAAAACAGACATTAGGATCTAAGCCCTCGAAGTCGGATGTTCAAGAGGGCTACGACTACCTTTGGAGAGTGTTGGACGGAGAAAAGGGTGCCGTGAAATCCATGTCAGAGAGGTACAACGAAAAGGTTTCTAACGCTGCTCTTACTATGCGGCAAGAAATTGACGGGTTATCAAATTCCTTTATAGAAGAACTAAAGAAATCAACTCTCCCTACCGGACAAAAAAATGCGTTAATACAAACTTTTAAAGACAACGTGACTAAATATATTCATAGAACATACGATGTTTTTCTTCAGCCAGAAAAAAGAATTACGCCTGGCATGTTAAATACGACAGAAGGCAAAGCTGCTGTTGATGAGGTCATGAGCAATCTTAGACTTCTTGATGCTCAAAAGTACGGCACATTAACCGATGCTGAGTTACGACAAGAGGCAAAGAACACAGTATTTTCCATACTAACAAGAGACTTCAAAATCAAAGGAAGAGATGATGAAGCCATTGAAGATGGTTTAAAACAATTTCTTAATTTTCAAAAAAACAAAAAGCAATTCAGAAATAAAGGTGGTGGTGAAAAACCTTTATTTAATTTAAGTGAGGGTATCTTTACCGAAAGAAAAAAACTTATCGATGACTCTCCCAACCTAAGAAAGTTGATGGGTGAAAGACGTGGTGGAAGAGCCAATGCCCAAGAAGCATATTTAACTACAATTGGTAAGATGACAGAAAATCTTGCTGCCTCTAAGTTCTATCGAGAACTAAGAAACAACTCTGATTTTGCTGTAGATTTGTTTGATGAAAATCTTATACGAGCTATCGATAGTGGCACCGCTAGGCCGTTTATTGTTCGTGTGCCTACTACAGCAGAAAAAAAGGCTAATGACACAATGACTCCATTCTTCGGTGATAGTGCAAGTAAACAAATACCAGAAGATTTTGGCGACATTGAAATAAAACAAGCAGAAGAACTTTTAAAATCTCGCGGCTATAAAAGAGTTGGCGGTGCAAGACGTGAAAAAATAGTCAACGATGAACTGGTTTCGGAGGATGTTACCAAGGGACAGTTTGGGGAGTTGACAGGATCTTACGTGTCTCCTGAGTTTTATAAAATTATTACCAATGAAGTTAATTCTAACACTGCCATGAACACTGCGTTAGCTTTGTCCTTACAAGCAAAGGGTCTATCGCAAATAGCAAAGACTGTGTTAAACCCACTGGCGCAAGTGAGAAACGCTCTATCTGGTAGTTTTTTCTTAGGTGCAAATGGTAATATTGCTCGTGATATGGATTTAAGTGAATCTTTTGCTTTAACCGTAGGAAAGATAGGCAACTTATCAGGAAAAGAATTTAGAGAACTTTATGAGGATTTAGGGGCTCTGAATATACGAGACCAAAACCTTACTGTTAATGAGTTTAAGAAATTAATACAAGAGAATGCTGGCGGTGGGGTGGCTTCTAAGACTAGCCAACGAATCAGTAATTTTGTTAATGAAGCTCCTATCTTTAAACAACTGCAAAAGGTTTATTCGGGCACAGATACTTTTTGGAAAGTCTCTGGGATGATGGGTGAAAAGGCCAAATATGCAGGAGCCCTTAAAAAGGCTGGTCTAAATTTTAATGACATAGCAGACGATATATTGTCCTCAGGTCTTTCACAAACAGGTCTGAGAAGAACCACAATGACGGGCAGAGAGATAGATCCCCTTACTGCTTTTGCAGGAGAAATTGTCAATCGAACAATGCCTACCTACTCTCGTGTTCCTGAGATAGTTAATATTATTAGACGTGTTCCTGTTGTCGGTAACTTTATGGCTTTTCCTGCGGAGATTATTCGTAATACAGCCAACATAATGGAGCAATCTGTTAGAGAGATGGGCTTCAAGGCCAGTAAAGATTTAATCGAAAGGATTGGTGCAAAGAGAGCTAAAGACCTTGAAAGGGAGATAAGGGCAATCGGAGCGCAAAGAGCTTCTAGTTATGTGGCTTCCGGCATTATGGTGCCGAAAGGTGTTCAACTGGCCGCGCTTGAATTGAACAACATGACCGAGGAAGAACTAGAAAAGTTGAAATCTTTTCTTCCAGAATATCACAGAAATAATATCATCGTCCCTTTATCAAATCCTAAAGACGGTAAGATTGATTACATCGACCTAAGTTATATGATGCCTTATGACTACTTGTTGGGCACAGCAAGAACGGCTTTAAGAGCATACAAAGAAAAAGGTTTTCTTACAGATTCAGAGGTTGCAAAAGTAAGCGATGGTGCATGGAGTGCTTTTACTCGTTTAATAGAACCTTTTGCCAGTGAATCTTTGGTAGCAGAGAGAATATTCGATGTAGCTCCTTTTGGACGTGGAGGTAAAACGTCTACCGGTGCCACTATTTACCGTCCTGGTGGAGAAAATCTAGGAGGAGAAAATTTAGGGGACGTGCTATCTAAGTCAATGTTGCATGTTTTAGGTGGTTTTTCACCAGGATTTTTGGATCCTATTGTGCGCGAGAACAGGGGCACTTTAGAGTCAGGTAGATTTGTTAAAGCTATAACGGGAGAACCAACTCGTGGTGGAGAGGTATACACCCCTCAAGAAGAACTACTAACAATGTTTACAGGTTTAAGACGAAACATTGTTGATGTCCCTAACAGCCTTCGTTTTGCTTTAGGTGAGTATAGAACAGCAAGGACAGCCGCCAGCGGTGCTTTTAACGCCGCGATTAATAATCGAGCATCTACCCCTCAAGACATAATCGATGGCTACACGAAAGCAAATAACGACCTATACAAAGTGCAAAGCGGATTAAGTAAAATTCTTCAGGACGCTGCTGATCTTGGCACAAGTGAAGCAGACATCCTTAGAATTATGAAAGAAAATAATATAGGCAGTGCTGAAGGTAGTATGATACTTTCAGGTCAGTTTAAACCTGTGGCTTTAAGTAGACAAAAGTTTGACAGGATTGCTAGAGAAAGCCTTGATCCGACAAGACAACGTGTAACTAATCAGTTACCCAGTGAGTTATTTGAAATACAGAATATTTTTACCGGTAAGTCACTAAGACCATCTGAACAACAAGCGGTTGAGACTCCTCAAGAACAGTTTACCTCTGTGGAAATACCAAATGTCGGGGTTGTTAGGTTTCCTAGTAGCATGACAAACGAAGAAATTTTAGAGGCTATCCGCACTAGGATACTTCCTAATAACCGCACTAGAATGCCACCACCCCAACCACCACCGGTTCCGATTCAAACACAACCACCACCACCACCTGGTTCACGGACCAATGTCAACCCTATACTGGTGCCTAACCCTGTTACACGTGGCACTTTTGGACAGCAATGATGAATAGAGATAGACTAATAGATCAACTTCGCCTCCATGAAGGAGTTGAAAAAACCGTATATGATGACAGCGAGGGGATACCCACCATTGGAGTGGGACGTAACCTACGTGATCGTGGTCTTTCAGACGATGAAATAGACTACCTGTTAAGTAACGATATCGACATCGTTGTCAGAGAACTTGATAATGTAATGCCCTGGTGGAAAGACCTTGATGAGGTGCGGCAACGTGTGTTGTGTGACCTTGTGTTTAATCTGGGTATGCCACGGTTCTCTGGATTCAAGAAGTCCATCTCGTACATGAAACAACAGATGTGGGATCAAGCAGCAGATGAGCTTTTAGATTCCAAGTGGGCTCGTCAGGTAGGCAAACGGGCTGAAAGACTTAGTGAAATGATGCGTACTGGCAACGATTTCTAATCTACATCCCCCCAGTTATCGGCTATAGCCACATCAACCTTGGACGGAACTAATAAATCCACACAAGTCTCCATGATTTCGGCAATATCCTTTTCTTCACCTTCTTTAATACTAAAGCATAGTTCGTCATGCACCTGTAACAATGGCTGATATCCAGCCTTGTAGCATTCAAGCATGGCTTTCTTGGTCTGGTCAGCTGCTGACCCCTGTATCAACCTGTTTAATGCCTTGTATGTAAAGGCACGTCTAATCATACCCTTACCGCCATAGTTTTTAATTGCGTTATCAAAGTTCATAGGCTTGTTGTACTGGTAGGACTTTGGCTCCCACATATCAAACCGACAACGCCTGCCAAGTATAGTTCTCACCTGACCGGCATCCTGTCCCTGTTTCATGGCGATATCGGCAATGTCCTTAACAAAAGGCACCTTGACATGGTACTGTCCAAGAAGCTCCTTTGCTTCGTCTATACTGACCCCTAGAACGCCAGCTAGCTTTTTCTGACCCATGCCATACATAATTCCAAGGTTGACTGTCTTGGCATCCTTACGGCTTATGTCGGCCATGTCTGCCACCATCTGGTGAAAGTCGGGGTCACCCTCGTTGTATTCTTGTATAACACCCTCTATCTTGGGATGGCGAAACTTGTCTGGCAAAGATCCACAAAAGTGCACCAACAACCGTGGCTCCTGGGACGAGTAGTCAAAGCTACCCCACTTCTCTCCCTCTTCGGGCAAGAACAACCCTCGTATAAGTTTCTTAATCTCAGGATCACGTGCTGGCATCTGTTGTAGATTGGGGTGAGATGACGAGAATCGGCCAGTAACTGTCCCCCCATCGTCTGATCTCAAGGCATGAAACTCTGCATGTATTCTGCCTTTGTGTTCGTAGTTTAGAATTGTCTCAATAAAAGTACTCTTAGCTTTATCCAACTCTCTTAAACGCACAATCTTCTTAGCAATCGGATGTGAATGTTCATTTAAAAACTGTTTTGTAAAAGAAGGTTGGTCTGTTTTAGTTTTGTTGTAGTGCAAGTCCATACTGTCAAAGACCTGTGCAACCGAAGCCGCTGCCCACGGTTCAAGTTCCACGTTCGTTTCTTTATATATTTTCTGCCATAAGCTGTTGTAGGAAGAGTTTAGTTTTTCTTTTGCCTGTTCTGCGATATCCAGATCAACACGTACCCCCCGACGGCGCATCTCTAATACGACAGGGATCAGTCCTGTCTCTAATTCAAAGACTGAGGTCAGTTCTTCTTTGTTGATTATCGCACTTAAATGTTCCCACAAACGTAGTGTTAGTACGGCATCCATCTCAGCATATTCCCCAACAAACTGTGATGGCATACGCCATAGATCGGCTTTAGCATCGAACCCAAACTCAGCCGCTCTTTCTTTTAGTGTCCTTTCGTCTTTACGCATATCAAGGTAATGCTTGCCAAGGGCATCTAACGAATATGAAAATCTGTTCTCGTCTACAAGAGGCGCGGCAATCATCGTATCGATAATTTTACCTTGAACCTCGATACCCTCTGTCTGTAACCAACCCGCATCATACATAGCGTTGTGCATAATCTTGGGTATGTCAGGAGTAGCAAGCTGTTTTTTAACCCACCGCAGAACGATGTTCTTATCTATGTTACCACCACCAGCATGAGCGATAGGGTAGTATCCTGCAAAGTCACCGGCAGCGATAGCAAATCCTACGATGTAGCCATCCTTGTATGGCCAACCAGGACCACGTGTCTTGATGTTTGGATCACAAGTCTCAAGATCTATGGCCATGTTTTTGCTGTTGGTTAAGTCAGGAAAAACATCAGGCGGTTGCCATGTCGTATCGTAGACGTAATTAAACTCGTAGTTAGCTGTCATTTTTCTTATTCCATTTTTCAAAGTACATCATGTCAGATGCTCTTGTTAGAAGTTCATTAGCTAATCTAACCATATCAGGTGCAGTCATGTCTTTTTTATAAGCCTTTCCATCAATAACTATATTAAGAGTTTCGTTTGTTGGATAAACCAAGATGGTTTTCATAGCATTAACTCCTGGAAATATGTTTTTGTTTGAGGTTCTATAATGTGAAGTTTCTGTTTAGCTCTGGTAACACCAGTATAAAACACACGCCTTTCATCATCGATATCACCGTACTTATTCGCGGCATAAGATGTATCACTCAATAAAATTATATTATCGTCTTCACCACCTTTCATACGATGTATTGTGGAAACTTTAATTCTTGGATTGGATAAACCTTTAGATCCTTCTCTACGCAAAACCGCATCAAACTTTGCACGAGTGCTATCGTTCACACCTTTGATAACCTCGAACCACGGCATGTTGTTGGTGGCTAAAAACTTATCGCTCTCTTGTAACGCTGTTATTGTGTGAGGTATTTCTGGATCTAATGTGTCAAGAAAAGAAGACGCTCCTCTTTTTAAGATCTTGTTGTTCTTGGGCATCTGTTCATACAAACTTCTAATCGAATTGAGATCCACCTGACCACCACTAGCTAAGTTCTCCCATGTAACTTTAGCTGTTAAGATTCTCTGTGATATGTTTGTGTTACCGTTGCTGTCCTCGTACAAGTATCCATTTTCACTTAACTCTTGCATGATAGGAACCAACAATCTATTGGTTCTGCCCATAATCGTCCAAGATCCATGATCTAAATTTAAGTCCCAGACATTAAGATTGAATGATATATTTCCGTCTTGATTTGTTGGCCTCCAGGTCTTCTGATATCTGTTTTTAATCCGACAAACAATAGACTCTGCAAGAGCGTGAACCTTACGTGGAACACGATAACTTTGATCTAAAACTATTTTATTTTCCGTGCATCCAGTAAACCTTGAGACTTCTACGCCAGCCCATCGATGGATAGCTTGGTCATCATCTCCTGCATAGAAAACATGACTAGCTGTTTGTTTAAGTCTACGAACCACGGCCCACTGTAATGCGGTTAAGTCCTGTGCCTCGTCTACTATTAACGCTTCTATCTCTGGAGCAGAGCCTTGCCCTTTAGCAAAAAGAGATAGCATATCAGCAAAATCAAACTTTTCTTTTTCTTGTTTGTATATTTTTATATTTGCATCTATCTGTTCTTGTAAAGTCCAATGCATTGTTGGATTGTTTATGCGTTTAAACTCGCTTTCTAAACTGGTCTGTCGAGCACGAGACAGTTCAATACAACGAAGGTATGGATTACTTGTTGTTGTCAAACCTGTAGAATCATCAACCTCTGCATCAAAGTTAAGGTTGTGGTGCATACCTCTACCAATCTCTTTATAGTCCTCTGATCCCATAACCTGGCTAGAGGAAAGACCAAGAGCATGGTAACAAGTTGAGTGAAGCGTTCTAAAATGCGGTGTCTCTTCCTTACTTAATGAAAGATCTGAGCCAGCTCTCTCTCTAGCCTCTTGAATTGCTTTACGAGAGAAGGAGCAAAACGCTATCTGGTGGGGAGGTATACCATCCTCGCCCATCAAATCCCTGATAACTTGCATCAGAGTATATGTTTTACCGCACCCTGGTGGCCCAAAGTAAAGCTGTTCAATCTTCCGCATTAACTAAACCTTGCCATGCGTTGTCTTTCATCCAAGCACGAATGAGGTCTTCCTCCCAACGTATACCTTGTCTCTTTGGTTTCTTCTTACCATTCTCCATCTTAAAAGCAGGGCCAATACGAGTAGGGTCTGGAAATGTACCCTCCTTCAGCCAGCGATAGATTGTTGTCCTATCGACTTGTAAAATTTTAGCCACTTCATCTATCTTTAAAAAATTAGAAGGGGATGTCGTCATTTTTAATATTCTCCATTGTTGGTAGTTTTACTTCAGTAGGAACGTCCTGTTCATCAAAGGTTGGAATCTTCCAACACCTCACTCTCATTTTTTTACCTGTGTATGTGTCCTTCCAAGATAAACGAGCACTCTTTTCTCCTCCCAGTTCAGATAATCGCGTCATGAGAATACCGCGCTTGTTGCGATACTTAATAAAACCTTTTTGTTCTAAGAATCTTTCAAGACCCTCTGGTTTAAAATAGATCACGTTTTGATCCTCATCCGTCCATGCCTTGCCTATCGTTACCTCTGACGGATCCTGGGCTGTTAGCCTGCCAGTGCAGTATTCAATAACGAAATCTTTAAACTGGCCGCGCTCTGTGTCTTCTTCTGACACCTCGATAACAGAAGCTGTCTGCATCAATGTGTTAAGAGCATTAGTCCAATCCGCTTGTTTCGGTATTGGTGGCATAAAATGTAGTTGTTCCATGCATGCTCGTTGAAACTGTAGCGGAACTTGTAGTTGTTCTGTCGATAGTTCTACAGTCCTGCCATCAATACTAACGAACCAGACACGAGGGTCAGATTCCAGTACACTTAGACCATTGATCGTGAGCACCGGACCACCGTCAATACCGTGCTTTCTTTTCTTGCATATCTCACGGTTACAAAATGATTTTAATGGGTGCTGGTTGCACTGATATTGATAGTCTTTCTTTTCCTGCTGCTTTTGTAGCTGTAACAATTCACGTGAAGACAAAGGTGGAGTACATGCCTGTATGTTTATCTTCTCCACTTCTTTCTTCCACTTGTCTGGGTTACGTTTTTTCTCTTGGGTACAAGCGTTAAACATAAAAGTATTACGGTTACCCTCTCCAACACCCTCACGTATTAGTGATTGCATACAGGGAGGACAGTCACTAAACCCATCTTCAAATACACCAAAGTCTTGATGCATAAGAGTATGCTTATCCACCTTGTTGGATTCACCATGGTCTAAAAAATCTCTAAGACTAAAAGCGTTTCCAGTTTTATCTAGACCGTATCTCATTGTTTCTGAGTGATCGAAGTAAGGTAAGTTTATAAAGTTGCCTGTCTCTCCTCGATCAACTTGTATCGTAGTTTGTTTTGGAAATATCTCTGCACTAGCATGACCTAGTATTGAAGCCATTTCTTCAAGAGCCTCACGGATTAAAGTAGCTTCAGTGCGTTCTTTTAAGAAAACATACAGATGTGCGCCCCCCGACTTTGATCTACAAATTGTCAGTGGCATCTTTAGTTTTATTATTTTTTTATTTAAGGCAACTAGATCCAATGGATATGTATCAATATCTATTACACCAAAAGAACATAGACTATCCACGTCAATTGGTATCGCTCCAACTCCTAGCGTTCCATCAAGATGCTGTTGAATCATATCATTGTCCAGTGCACCCTGTCTTACTCGACTCTTTGCTTCTTGTTTTCCATTACGTCCTCTTGGTCCAAGTTCTGTGTGACCGTGGGCAATAGAAGATCCAAGAAACAATTGTCGGAATCTCTCTGCATTCGACAATTACTTTCTCCCGAAAAAGTGCGAGGCCACCGGCTACACGGTGACCTCGCTGCACCACGATCAGAACGGTATGCTATCGTCATTGACACTAGAGTCGGGAGCAACTCCAGGATCCTGATCTGGTGCTGTTTTTACCTCCCCATCAGATACACTTTGACGGAAGGTCTTCACTTCATTATATAAAGCAGGATCTTCCACAATACCAACTTTTTCAACAGTCCAGTTGTAATATGACTCGTTGTTTTTGTTGGTCTCCTCTACAGATTTTAATTTCCATATAGTCCCATACAAAGGAAGACGTTTGCTTTCACCCTTCATTTTTACTGTCTGCATAAGAATTTGTGTTTTCCAACGGCGGCTAACCTTTAGTTGAGTTTTTACCATGCTAATAATAGCTGGAGCCCAACCGCTTTCTGTTTGAACTAACACATAACTCTCGTCTGTTTTAACGAGTTCATTACCGTTAGGTAGTGTTTCACGAGCACCCTCTCTAGTTGCCTGTTTAACATCTTGACTGTCTGCGCTAAGTTCTTGAACAAAACCACCACCCTGGTCACGAGGTATCCATTCGTTATATTTAGTGGATTGATACCCAACAACGACATTGACACCATCCTCTGCTGCATATCGTTCACGTGTTACGGTGTTAAATATATCACCCGCAGATATGCCCTCGATAAATTTAGGGTCTGTCTTTTTTAGCTCTGGTGATAAAGCCTGCACTAATTGAATGCGTGGTATTGTTAGCTCATCTGTGTTGTAATCTACACCATCACCAGCATCTGCTAACATGTCTTCCATTAAAGCGGCTGGAAGATTAGATTCTTTTTTTGTAATTTTTGTAGCCATTTTATTTCCCCTTTACGAAAGCTGTTTGTGCAACGTATGCACCATAGTTGTCTAAGTTAATTGGATCCCCACTTTGAACCTTATCTTTGATGTAGGCTTTTAAGCTGCTTGGATGCACAAATGTTTTTTGTGTGGGTTCCAACCCCTGTTGTCTGAGGTTGTCCATAACCGCACCAGCTTCGTTGTCCTGACCCATGCCAAAATTAATTCGCACTTCGTTCTTAATGAGGTCTCCGTCACCGTTGGCTCTGAGTTCCGCAAACGCTTGTTCCTGTTTATCTTTTGGAATAGATGCATGCACCACTGGTTTGATGCTCACCACGGCGTTTGCCGTTTCAAATTTTTCAACTCCCATCTCACCCATTTTCATGGGAATAAGTTCTTCCGTTAGTTTTCGTTTCTCTGCTTTAAGACTTTTGACAGCCTCTTCTGCTTGTGTAATATCAGCATCGAGCCTTTGTGTTTGTTGAACCAGGTTGGTCAGCGTTGACCCACCCTCATCCGTTATATTCTTAAACTCATCAGCATCTGCTACCATTTCTTCAAATAAGTTTTTCATTTTCACCTCGTTATAAGTACATGCCCTTCGGCTTTCTGGTTGACATCTGTTACAGCATTATGCAATAACAGATTATTTTTTAAGGTAGAATGCTATGACTGTCAACTACAATTTTAAAACTAAACCATATCAGCATCAGTTAGATGCAGTTAAAGAAGCTGATCGTAAAACGGCGTTTGCTTATTTGATGGAGATGGGCACAGGAAAATCCAAATGTTTGCTTGATGACGCAGGAATTTTATACGCCCGTGGAGAAATAAATTTTCTCATGGTTGTAGCACCAAAAGGTGTGTATCAAAACTGGGTTAACGCAGAGATCCCTGCACATTTATCCAATGACATTAAAAGAGAAGTGATTCGATGGGTTCCAAGTCCAAATAAAAAACAAAAGGAAAAATTAAATTCTCTTGGTAATATTAAATCTGAACATCTTGTTATCTTTGTTATGAATGTAGAGGCGTTTTCCACTAAGAAAGGTAACGACTTTGCCCTAACCGTGGCCTCGATGCGAGGCAACAGAGGTATGATTGCGGTGGACGAAAGCACCACAGTCAAGAACCACAAGGCCAAGCGAACCAAGAACCTCATAAAAATAGCACACAAGTTTTTCTATCGTAGGATCCTGACTGGTTCTCCAGTAACAAACAATCCCATGGATCTTTACAGTCAGTTTCATCTACTGTCACAAAAGATTCTAGGGTGTAATAACTTCTATACTTTTCAAAACAGATACGCTTGGTTGCAAAAAGTTTCAGGCCAAAGCCATACATACCAGCAGATACTTGGCTATCGAAACCTTGATGAACTATCAGACAAGATCAAGAACTTCAGCTTTCGTGTGTTGAAAAAAGACTGTCTGGATCTTCCGCCCAAAACGTACACCGTCAGGCATGTACCACTGTCCACGGAACAAATAAAAATGTACATGGATCTGAAACGAGAAGCCATGATCATCCTGGAAGATGACTTGGTATCAGCCCCTCAGGTCATAACCCAGATGCTTCGGCTGCAACAGGTGCTGTCGGGTCATGTTCGCACGGACGATGGTGAATTAATTGAGATACCCAACAAACGGATTGATGCTTTACTTGACACGATTAGTGAGATCGAAGGCAAGGTTTTAATCTGGTCACGCTTTCGATATGACATACAAAAGATTACTGAAACATTGAACAAAGCCTATGGTCGAGGTTGTGCTCGTTCATATTACGGAGACACATCTGATGCAGACAGACAACAAATTATTGACAGCTTCCAAGACAAAGACTCGGCGCTAAGATTCTTTGTTGGTAATCCACAGACCGCTGGCCTTGGTTTAACTCTTACCGCCGCTAACACTGTAGTGTATTATTCAAATGACTTTAACCTCGAAACACGGATTCAGAGTGAGGATCGTTGTCACAGAATAGGGCAGAACAATCCAGTGACGTATGTTGATTTAATAGCACAAGGTACAATTGATGAACGCATTGTCAAAGCGTTGCAGAACAAATTAGATTTAAGTGCAAAGGTTTTAAAAGAGGAGCGTAAAGAATGGCTCGAACTAAGCCCGAAGAAATAAGTCAATTGATGACAGACTTTAAGCGTTATAAGATGCCAAAGTCAGAGGCGGCAAAGAAATTGGCCAAAAGAACAGGCTTACATGTAGGGATAGCACGAGCCTTATTGGTCGGTGTTGACCCAACCAAACTACCTATGACAGCAGGTAAAAAGAACAGAAGTAGGTGGTGGGAAAGTGATTGAAGTTATATCTTTGGGCGCGGGTGTTCAGTCAACAGTCATGGCCTTGATGGCAGCGGAAGGTGAACTCAGCCCCATGCCTGCCTGTGCTATTTTTGCTGACACAATGTTCGAACCTCAAGGTGTGTACGACCATCTAAACTGGTTAGAAAAACAGGTTCCTTATCCGGTCTATCGTGTGTCAGCGGGGGATATAAAGGATCATCACCTCAAGGGGATAGGAACTAGAAGTAACAATGCTTTTTCAACAATACCTTTTTACACAGAGAAGGGTGGGTTGGGCAGAAGACAATGCACCTCAAACTATAAAATTGATCCGATCCGTAAGAAGTTGCGTGACCTTTTAGGATTGAAGCCCCGACAACGAGCCCCAAAGGAAACAGCCGTAAGACAATGGCTAGGTATAAGCACTGATGAAGCCATGAGAATGAAACCATCAAGAGATCTCTGGGTTGAGAACACATGGCCATTGATCGACTCAAGAATGTCAAGGCAAGACTGTATTAAATGGTTCGACAAAAGATACCCTGGAAGAACTCTTGCCAAGAGTGCTTGTATTGCTTGCCCATTTCATAACGATCTGATGTGGCGTGACATGAAAAAAGATGACCCACAATCTTTCAATGAAGCAGTTGAGTTTGATAAAGCCATTCGTAATAAGGGTCGTAATAATGGAAGACAGTATGTTCATCGATCTTGTAAACCCCTTGATGAAGTAGACTTTAGAAGCCTTGAAGACTTGGGCCAGCTTAATCTATTCAACAACGAATGCGAGGGGATGTGTGGTGTTTAGATGTCACTTGAAATAATTCCTGTAACAATTCGTGAAGCCAACGAATTTGTTGCTAACTTTCACAGGCACAACAAGCCAACGCAAGGTGGACGGTTTGCCATAGGTGCATCTGTCGAAGAAGGTCTTGTCGGGGTGGCTATCGTGGGTCGTCCTGTATCGGCAACTCTGCAAGACAGTATGACAGCCGAGGTTACCAGAGTTTGTGTCGTAGGTCACGCACCCAAAAACACATGCAGTTTTTTGTATGGTCGATGCTGGCGTATCTGGCAACAGATGGGCGGTAAACGCATGGTCACCTACACTTTGCAAGAGGAGTCTGGATCCTCGCTCCGAGGTGCGGGTTGGAAGATTATTGGTGAGACAAAGCCTGATACTTGGGATCGTAAAGACAGGAAACGAGATTGGCAGCCGATCTACGGACAGCTAAAGTTTCGTTGGGAAGCTAATGCCTAGTGTGCTTCAGCGTTTGCCCTGCGTTCTTCTTCTTTCTCGATGAGAAATGCTAGTTCGTTTGCAAGAGATCTTCTGTCCTCTTCCGCAAGAATATTCAATAGCTTGTGTGCTTGTCGTGGCAAAGCCACGTTAATTAAATCTACTTTCTGTTTCTGCATCTTACTCTCCTAATCATATGGATGGGCATCAAGTTCCCAACCCAACTCCGATAAAACCTTTTCAATCTTTTCTAATGCAACCCCACTAAAACCTTGTTCAATAGAACTAAGAGTGTTCACTCCTATACCAGTTTGTCTTGATAATTCTTTTTGAGTCAGCTTTAATTTTACTCTTTCTTCTTTAATTAAAGATCCTATCCAATGACTTTTTATCATCAATAATTCTCCGGTGAATCTTCATCCATGTACCATTCCACGCCAACTAATCGATTAAGACACACAGAACAAACCACTTCACCTGTTTCTAACAAGTGGGCTGTGGAATGTCCACATGTAAATACCAACGTACTTATACTCTCTCTATCGACAGGCTCTACATCTTTTTTAATAATGGGAAACTTAACCACGTTATCCTTATCCATCTTTGCTCTCCTGATAAATCATCTTGTCTTTTTCATTCATAACAACGACAAAGTTATTTTTCTTGACTTCTTTTCTTGCGTAAGAGATAGCCAGGGTACGGCTTTCAATTAGGCTCACCACTGGTATTGGACTCTTGCGGTTGTAAACCATCACCTTGTATCTTTTCATGACTCAAATGCTCCTTTGAAAATAAAGCAATGTTTCCAGCGAGAGATCGTCTTTCGCCCTCGCATCGGAAAGGATAGACCATGTGGTTAAGCCAGCTAGGAAAGATAACCATGCGTCCTACCTTTGGCTCTATCGATAGTACCTTGGTTGGTCGTAGCTCTAAATCAAAACCTTGCCCCATGGGTCCATTAACAAAACTAATCGCACCATCAAGCATACCTGATGCACCTTTCATGCTGGTAGCCTTTTCGTTTCGCATGTTCTCAGGAATCTTTGTCCATAAAACAAACGACATAGCACCAGTGTCTGGCCTTAGTTTACCGTGATCATGTAGAGGGTTGTAGTCGTTAGCGAAACTATGAACAGACCACATCTCATTGCAGTGTGCTGCGGCATGCAGTTCTTGATTGCTTGACGATATGCTTTCCTCGAAGAACTTTGCATACTTCATGGCAAAGGATTCCACGATCCCATGAAACTGTTCGAAGACTTCTGACTCCTCTCTGTTTAGTTTGAGTTGTGCGCCTGTTTTAATCTGACCTACTAACTTGTCCGAGAAGTCATCGTCCTTAACTTTGCGACTAAATACTTTGTCAACTTCTGCATCCAAGGATTGAACAAAGTCCAAAGGAACAACTGCTTCCATGACAAGGAAGTCGAAGACCGGATGGTTCCTGACCTTAACCTCAATGTCTTTGGTCATGTTCTTTACTCCTTTTATTTCTCGATCAATGCAACTGCGTCATGAAACATTTTTCTTGCGTCCCCATCATCATCGAAACCCGCTTCGGTCGCAAAATCCATTGCGCTACAGAACATAACCTCACCAAATATCTTGTGGGTTTTTAGAATGTACGCAAGCATCTCAGGAGTACTAGCCGCACCAATCTGATTACTAGCACCTTTGAACACAGCGACTTTCGCACCTTCCACTGCATCAATAAAAATTGTTTTAACTTCTGACATCTTTAATCCTCCTCATTAACGCTTGGTAGTTCGCGGATCGGTGCAGAGCCAGCATACGTCACGGTGTTGCCAATCTCCAACCTCTTGCCATGATACTCTTCGTAGTGTTTCACGAACCTCTGCATGTCAACATCTTCTTCCAGGTATATCGGCATGTAGTCCTTGTTCCTGTCGATATAGCTAAACGGTGTGATACTATTCATACGCATGCCCATGTTTACCAATGCGAAGAGAGGTACTTCCAACCAACCATGTGCATCGTCTTCATGAAATGTAAAAGCCATTAGTCCTGCTCCTCCCATCTATATAAACCGTGACTATTAAGAATAGATTCTATGATGTCACCTTCTCCATTAAACTCTTCCTGCGCCCAGTCGCTGTAACGCTCTTCTGATTCATCAAGAATCCCTGTCTCTCCATCCTGTGAGTATTCAGCAAAGCTGAACGCTAAGAGTCTCCTCTCAGCAAGTTCAGTGTACAGGGAAACCCAAACTTCTGAGGGTAAATAAATTTTAGTATCTTTAAGTACAGCAATATGTCTTTCCATCACACAATCTCCGCTTTGCTTATCCAAACCCACGCCTGTACCCACGCTCCAGATCCATCTTCAATAACGTCTACTTTAGCGTCAGGCTCTACATGTATAATCGCGTAGGACTGAGTGTTCTCGTCAAAAATTCTTTCCGCATGTCTCACATATTTATCCATTGTCTCTACTCCCAAAACTGTTGAAATGATCCGCAACCTTCGTAGCATTCGTCTACCCATCCGCCTGTTACTTCTAACTCTGGCCAGTCTTTTATGATCCTGCGAATGACAGGTTCTGGTGTTGCCCACGCTGTATCAAATTCGTAAGTAGCAACCATAAAATCTGGTGTCTCCCATACTTCAACAGGCTTATCTTGATTTGCATTCCACTTGGTTCCCCAGTTTTCACTTTGCCAATCGTACCAATTGGGGATTCCTTTTTTCTTGCATTCCCTCTTCTCTTCCTCACCTAAGTTTCCACGAAACATGTTTGCTGGTGGCGGTATGATCTTCTCAAAATCCATGTTCTGACCAACGTGTTCCACGAACCTTGCAACTTCTTCCTTAGAACCAAAAATCTCTAACTTATTGCTTGTCCAATTTGGCATCATTTCTCTCCCTCAAAACTGTTTGGAAAATCTTCATCGTACTCAGCTTTTGCCCACTCAATTAAACGTGTCTCAAGAAAATAAAAATTGTGACTGTTGATTGCAGAACGATCCATAGGTAATAGCCAACCATCTCCCTCAGATCTTTTATCTTGAATGTGAATGTTCGCTTGAAGATACGTTTGCTCTTCCTCAGACAATGCATAATCCATGTCCCTGTAAACATAACCACTTACAAGTTCGTTAGAGTAGTAGTCTCTCAGGTTCGTTACATATTCTCTGGTGTACATTAAATCTTCTCCCTTTTTTTAATGGTGTCTAAAACCTCTTCCCACGTGTCACAGTCATGCACCCATGTGTGATCATCTCCATATTCTTTTTCTAAAATAATTCTGAAACGTTGAATATCTGGACCAAGTTCACGTTCGTTTGGATCAGGGTGGTCAATAAAAACTTGATAGCCGTTATGTGACCATGAGGAACACGCATCATTTCCCCATGTGCTATCCTTCCAACCCTCAGGCATTGTGATGTCGGCTGTGCATTCGTCAAAGAAATTGTTTACTCTATCTCTCAAATAGGGATCCGGCCCCCCAATCAATGATGTCCATCCATTCGAAGAATATTTAATCATTACGTTTACCTCTCTAATTCGTACCGTTTAATCATTCCATTGCAGTCCCTACAGTATCTGCGAATACTTGGAACTTGCGCGAACGCGGTCTTCATCCCAGACCATCTGTCAGTCTTAATCCCAGTCCATCTGTCATTCTTATAGTCACTAGACCATCTGTCAGTCTTAAGTTGTTTTAGCAATATGTCCATCTCTGTATCAGTTATGTTAATACGCCAACCGCTTTTAAATTTGGTTATTTTCATCGTGTTCTCCCTGTTAACATATTAAAGAAATCAGTAGTTGATTTTATAAACTGTGAACCGCCGCAACGTGGACAGTCTGTAATGTCAGTCTCTGTCGGAACAAACCCACGACCAAAACAGTCAGGGCATTGCTGTTGGATGTCAGACTGTGAACCACGAACCGTGATCTTTAAATTAATCTCTTCTTCCATGAGTTCGCCTTTCTACAAAATAAAACAATATGACAGTTATGAACTACACACAAGCATATGTCAACAATTATTTTAGTGGACAGCAGACCCACTTTTATAATAGGCCAGCGAAAAAAAAAAAAAAAAAAAAAAAAATCTCGCCCTGTCCACCGTGGGTTTCTGTCCACCACTTAATAAGCTATTGAAAAACAAAGATAAAAAAATTAATTTGTGGACAGCTAGGGGACAGCAGACCCACTTCTGTACTGTTGAGGTTATGCACAGTATATAGACAGCACTCAACAGGTTGTGTTTTGCACTGGGTTTTAGTGGGTTTACTGTCCACTAAGTGGGTCCAGAAATTAGCTATACACAGGAAAATTTGATACTGTATGTTATGTGAAAAGGTTGCGAGAAAAGGTATTATGACTAAATCAATTGCAAGAAAAATTGCTGACATCGAAGATAATCACAATCGAACTTTGACCAACAGGCAGCGCGAGTTTGCAAAACTATATGTTGAAGGGATCTATTCTGGATCTGAATGTGCTAGACGTGCAGGGTTTAGTAAGATCAAATCAAACGTGTATGCATCTAAACTGTTGAACGGCAGAGACTATCCGCATGTTGCTGAGTATGTAAAAGAACTTAGGGAAGAACGAGAACGCCGTTATGGTGTCACAATGATTGGCCAGCTCCAAAGACTGTCAGAGCTGTCAACCGGAGCGGAGGAGGCCGGCCAGTTTTCCGCCGCGATCAATGCTGAGAAGATCCGGTCTAGTCTAGGTGGGTTGACTGTTGATAGACGAGAGACAACGCACAGGGTGGATGACATGTCACGTGAAGAAATCGTCAGCCGTCTGGCTCAATTGCGAGAACAGTTTCCACAAGCATTTATTGAAGGTCAATACGAGGATGTAACAGACGATGGCACAGGGACCAGAGGCGAGGTTTTGGCAATCTCTCAGGAAGAAACTACCGAAGAAGACACACGCGACAAGGATTGAAAACAAACATGGTGGTGGCATTCCTGATGTTCACATTGCTCAAGATGGTTTTGTTTATTGGATAGAATTAAAGGTAGCAAAATCCAACAAGGTTTTGATTTCTGCTAATCAAGTAGCGTGGCACGTTGGTTTTAATCGCTGTGGTGGACAATCTTTCATCTTGGTTAAGAGGTCCAAGGACCGTTGTTTATTTTTATTTGAGGGTAGTTCTGCAACCGAGGTCCGTGATTCGGGTCTTGCGACCCCTTGCATTTGGTCTGGACAAGACCTTGCGGCTCTATTCTCTTTTTTAAAAGAGAAAGACCGCAGAACCTAAGGAACAATGAAACCTTGCGGCTCTGCGGCCTTGCGGCCTAATGCCGAGAAAGGCGAATAAATCAGCACCAGGACTTAACTCTACCATAAAAAGTAGCTGGCCGCCAGCTTTCATTTATTATCGAATGAGACTGGATCTAGTCCAGTCTCACTCGATGTTTGTTAATCTTTAAGAGAGTTCCAATCTACGATTTCACATATCTTGTCATATGTCTCTTGTCCAGATATAGAAAACCGATCATAATCCCAACCCATATCTGCAATCAAATATAATAATTCATTACCTTGTTTTTCTGTTAGATCTTTAAACAACATCACGCCCTCTCTCTTATATCGTTTTCTATCTGTTCAATAGTTTTTTCGTAGCAATCGTAATCATCACCAAGAATCTCATTCAATCCTCTTTTACCTACAATGTAGAATAATGGGTTGGATGGATTCAGTAATGATAGAGCGTATAGTTCTCTTTCGTTTTCTGTTAGATCTTTAAACAACATCACGCTACCTCTTTTACAATAAAGCCAAACACGTCACCACGTTTAGCTTTTCGACCTTTGGGTGTTAGTCCAATGATATAACCACCATCGCGGCGCGGATCTCTGTGTCGTAAATCGTGCTCATCACCGGATATAACCGGCGCACCTAGATATTCATCTGGAAACTTTCCAAGAAACACAACCGCTATATTCTCGCCACGTTCTAACAGTTTACGGGCTGTAGCTTCGTTAGTCTCGGAACGTGAGAATGTAAGGGATAGATTGTTCGGCTTATTCTTAAAACGTTTGTATAGCTTCGTGTAGTCTACGAATTGAACATCTGGAAAGTTTTGAATTAATCCATGATCTTCGAACGCGATATCGGTTGAACCATTCATTCTTATAACCGGTTCAAGATTCATGTTCCGCGCTTTGTTTACTAGTTTATCAATATGATATTCGGCTTCCGCCAAGAACGCGGTTGGGTTTTCTATCCAGTAACGTGCTTTGCGTTGGCGCGATAATCGGACGCTATTGGTGTCGTTCTCAATATCGGAAACCATTGCCGCTTGGCCACTATAATGGCCTAGGCATAAAGCGCGACAACCCGCACTAGATCCGGCGCACAAGTTAACGCCTAGCCCGTTGCGCTTTTCTGGTGCCATATAGTTAATCCCATTGAGTGCACCAAAAGATTTTCCTTTAGCGGCTTTGGCACTATCAACCGAAAAGAATTTTGAAAAGTATATAGCGGTTGTGGACAGTAGTTTGTTTTTCATTAGTTTGCCTTTCATTGTTTAACATAATTAAAATACTATGTTTTAAAACATAATGCAACAATAATATTTATTCATGGATTGGTTGTTTGGTTGTTTGTTTGGTTGGTTTGCTGGTGGCTTTGCGTCCTTTTACTTTTTTTTATAAGAGAGAGAATCCTTGCGTCCTTGCGTCCTTTTACTTTTTTTTATAAGAGAGAGAATCCTTGCGTCCTGGTTCGAGCGCACCAGCTTCAGAAAAGAAAAGGGCCGGAGCCCTTTCCCCTCACTCGTTCAGCGTCCTTATATAATTAAGAAGTTCGTTGCCGCTATCGAACCCGCGAGTCTCGTAGTATTCGCCAGGTTCATTCGGTCCTCGATCTTCGAACACGACTACGTGATACTTGTCGGCTTCGTATTGTTCAGTAACCTCCAACCGAAGTTCGAGCTTGTTTTCAGTACAGGCTGCGGGAATGGTGATATCGAAGCTAACGCTCATTTTACATCCTCCAACTTATAAGCGGCATATGCTGCCAAAACCGCAATACCTAAAATACACAACTCAATAAATAAAGGTAACGTGTCTGCCACTACGCTTGCCGATAAGACAAGCGCGGCACAGATAATAATACTTTGTAAAAATTTAAACATTGTTCCACCTTTCCAAGTATATTGTGGCAGGATACAACACCCTGCCACGATATACAATTAATTAATGTTAGTTTTCCTTTTCACCTAAAATATCCCATGTCCAATAATAATCATTTTTGAAACACAGCCCGCTTCCCTTCTTAACTTCAATATTAAACCTTTCATCTTTATCAAAAAAGGTTTGTGCGGCGGCGCAATGGTTTTCATTAACGTTTAAACTGTAATTGTATGGGACAAATATTCTTTTAACGCCATCCGTTGCGCTTATTCTGGCACCTGTGTAATTAGTTGCACCGTGATAACGTGTTCGTATTGCCGAGCATGTTAAAATATCTTTATCTCTCATTTTCTTCACCCTTCCCAAAAATCTCGCATAATACATACACAACTACACAATTTCCTATGATCACGAGTAGCATGTCTATCGGCGCGGCAATTCCCCACAATCGTTCCATCCCAACGACTAAGCTTAGTAGTCCAGATGCAAGTAAGAATAATATTCCGAAGTTTTTCATTGTTTCACCTTTTGATTTGTGGGGAAGCCGAAGCTTCCCCTAGTTGGTTACTTGTTCACTACGAGATAACGGGTTACAACGTCTTCTTGTAACAGTCCATAGCGTAACGCTATCTCTCGCAATACTGGACTCAGTTCCCTAGAAGACATCCACTTGTCGCCGCGCCGTATTTCATAATGCGCTTGACCGCTAGCGTGTAGTTCTTCCTTAATTCCCTCTCTATAAGCCTTAAGGATTTCAATCTGCCGATGCAGATCCCAATACCTATTCTTTAGGGGTGTTCTCAGTTTTTGAAATTCTAGGTGTAAATCCTGAACAGCTTCTTTTATCTTACTGTTCTTAATGTGATCTGTTTTTAATTGATATGCCATTGTTTTTCACCTTTCTGTTTGTTGTGTCGTTTAAGACATATATGTCTTACCATGCAACTTTATACAATGTCAACCAACACAACACAACAAAACACAATAAAATACAAAATAATTCATTCCTTGTGGATAACTTTTTGTCGGTCGGTGTCGGTCGGTGTCGGTCGGTGTCTGTTAGGGGGTTACTTGGCCGCTTTTCTTTTTATGCGAGCGCGGCGCGGCATGGGGCAGGGGTAAGATTCAGGGGTACATGTCGTGCTATGTGTTCTATATATGTTAGTTTCGTAAATTTATTTCCATGTATTTCCGTTCCATAATCCTAGATCCAACTAATTGTGGGCAACTCACAACTGTCCTTCTCCCAAACAAACCAGGCCAAGGCCATCATTCCACCGCCCTTGTACCGGTGTCCATTTTTCATCAACGCTTGTCTGGCGGAGAACACGTGTACACGCACGGGAGGTTTATGTTGAAAAAACTCTTTACGCTTCACGCCTTCAAGAAAGTTTAATTTAAGTAGCAGGGCTGTTTTGTCGGCGTAGTCTGTAAAATGTTCAGCAAATTCTAATGCGTTTTTGTAGGGTGGGTTTGTTATGATGCTGGTGCTATGTTGTCTTTCCATAAGTGCATCGATGCGCGGAATACCGTATCCTCTGTCAACTAAATCTGTGCTGTGAACCTTGTAACCATTTTCGAGTAACACTTTGGATATGTGTCCTTCTCCACAACACGGCTCCCAGATTGAACCTTCAAAAGTTTCCACGGCGAGCAATGCTTGTGTGGCTTCAGTGGGTGTTGCGTAGTAGTCGTCTTTCTGGCGGTCGTTACGACTGTTAAAGCCGACAATTTGTAGGGCTCTCTCCATCTTTTTAATATACCACACCCCCATGTTACTTACAACTTGCCTTAGGAGTCCCAAGCCGCTAAAATTTATTTATGGATAAATTCATTGCAGATGCGGTGTATCTTTGGACACAGTCTTCGGTTCATTGTTCGATACGCATAGATCATTTTTATCGGTTAACGGTTCCTGCTTTTAAGGCTGGCCGTGCCAGGATTATTTATCGTGACAGTTCTCCTCGTTGCCTTTACAGTTGTATGCTGATGGAGAGTGCGGTAGAGGATGGGTATATGGCTGGTACGAGGAAGTTGCAACCTGAAGATTGGTTCTCGAACCGTGGTTCATTATGGGTGGTAGATTTTATTGCACCTTTTGGAGATGCGTATAGTATAGCACGTGAGTTGTATAAGGAATTGGCGGATGAGTTCTCTGATCATGACATTGCGTATTTTCGCCGTGGTGCGAAGGGTGGTCACCGCAGATCGTTTAAGAGGTTAAAGCATGCGTAACATTTCAATACATCCTTGGGATCGTCCTATGTGGACGGATTCTCCGACACCGTTGCATGAGCAGTTTGGCATGACAGCGATGGAAGCACGTCTTGGCCGTTGGTGTTTTAATGGTGACGGTGATGATGGGAATGATGCTGTTGATGATGTAGAGAGAGAAGGTGATTTCAACCCTAACACGGATCTACAAGGCAGAACTGCTGATGATCCTGAGTCTAATCAAGCGGCAGCTGATCGTGCTGATGCTGCCGCAGCCGCTGGTATAACTGATGACTTTGATGCTCTCAGTACGGACGCTCCTGGTCTAACGGCTGAACAAGCAGAAGCCTCTTTTAGTGCCGTTGGAGATCTATCTGATTACTCGACTGCAGATGCGGCACAAGCCGCCACTGATATAGCGGCAGCTAGTGTTTCGGGTAACGTGGCTGATTTGAGCGGGTTTGACACAGCCGCTGTGGATGAAGCGATTGATCAGTTAAATGAGGTAGGTGAAGTCAGCATTGGTTACAACGACCTAGCGGGTTTCAAGGATGAAGATGGTTTTGGAATAGAGTTTGGACCCAAACAAGAGAGTTACTTCGATAGAAAAGAAGACGACATCCAAAGAGCAGATCAAGCTATAGCCAAAGCGATACAAGATAACGCTAAAGCTCAAGGCCGTGATGTAAATGTCAGTGTAGATGCACAAGGTCAGTTTAGCTACACGCCTGGTCCGACAGGCACTCTTGCTGATGTAGCGGCTGTTGCGGGAAGTCAAGTGGCTCAAGGGCTTTCAACCGTGGGAGGTATAGCAACTCCCACAGGACTGGCGATGTCGGCTTTAAACCCAGATATTTTTGATCTTGGTTTGGATTTAGCACCGAAGGATCTAGCCACGACAGCAACGCAGGCGGCTTTGAGCGAGAGGCAAGGTGCCGGTCCTGCCGTTATGGGTCAGGCAGATAATCTTGGTCTTGTAACTGTGACACAGGCAGATGCTAGACCCGAAGTCACCGTTACTGATCTCGTCAGTCCTGAGGTACAAGATCTAATTAATGAAGTGACAATGGAAAGAGCTGAAAGAGATGCCATTGCTCAAACAGATCTTTTTAATGAACTTCAAAGACAAGATTTTGCAAGACAGCAAGAAGAAATTGATCAAGAGGTAGTTTCTCCTCTTTCTACACAAACTGCTGCGGAACGAGAAAAGGCGGATGCCGAACCATCAGCAAGATCATTTGGAATTGCAAGTGGTATTTCTGATCCAATAGCTATGAGCAGTGGAGCAGACAATCTGCTAGCGGAAGATGTCGATCTATTGGGAGGTTTGATAGAGGAGGAAGAAAGTGAACAGACCCCTGTTGTTATAAAGCCGGAGGAAGAAAAAACGCCAACAGATCCGGTTGAACAAATAACACCGCGTCCTTTTGAGATCTTGCCTTTTGCCGCATCGACACCATTTACACCTTCTACTCAGTTTGGTCAGGTTGTTCCTTTTACCAGAAACTTGGAGTATACAAGACCAGGTGGTATAGCTGACCTTCAGCGACAGTTGGCGATACTGAATCGGAGACTCTTCACCTAAGGGGTGTGAACCATGGACCCTTTAACAATTACTGGTGCTATTGCTGGCATCAAGATGGCTAACAGTGCGTTTGGTGTTATCAAACAAGCGATACAAAATGGTAGAGAAGTTACCGACTGTGCTTCAGCTTTAAGCAAGTGGGTTGCCGGATGTAATGCTGTGCAGAAAGAGCACTCTCAGAAAACATCGCGTCTTGGCGGCAGTGCAAGTGAGAGGGCTGTTGAAACACTTGTACATATGCAAACTATTCAAAGACAGAGAGATGAGCTGCGAGAGTTTTTGCAGTTATATGGTCGTCCTGGATCTTGGGATCAGTTTATTCAACTTGAAAGGGAGTATCGACTTCAGGCAAAGAAGGAACGAGATGACGTTGAGAAAAAGCAAAAGAAAAAACGAGATATAATTATAGCAGGCTTGATTGTTTTATTTATAGCAGGAGTGTTTTCCTTTATTGGTTTTATGCTTTATCTGGTTATAACGGAGGGGAACGTATGAAATTTTTTCTTGTCATCACTTTTTTGTTTGTTACTCCAGTGCCTCCAGATTCTACTAATGCCATTAAAGTTATGTCGTTGAACGGAAAACCTTTGTTTTTTAATGAGATGCAGGAATGCTTTGAACATGCTACCAATAACTATGGGGCTCTTCATGATCTTATTGATTTTGTTTATCCTGGAAGCAAAGGGATTATAACTCAAGTGTCTTGTATTCCTGTTAAGGAGATTAATACATGAAATCTGTTTTAGTTAACAGCGCAAACAATTGAAACTTGTGTTTATGCTTGTCGTTCTTTCATCGTTTAACCACACGTTAAGTGAGGTGCCGTATCGAACCATGGAGGACTGTAGAATTATGGCGCGGTTAGTTAATTTGCCATATATAGCTTCATGTATGCCTAAACTTGTGGATTCAACGATAAAAACATTCGTTGCCGAAGAACCTAAAATAGAGAAGAAATAACCGTGCAACTTGAAACTTTACCAGAAGAAGCACTGAAAGAAATTCTTAATCTTGTTGAGGCTAAGAAAAGAATAGATTTACGGGATAAAGCGCAAGATAATTTTATGTCGTTTGTGCATCACGTCTATGACGGATTTATCGAGGGATATCACCACAGGCTTATTGCAGAGAAGTTAGAGCGAGTGGCGCGGGGTGATTTGAAACGGTTGATTGTTAATATGCCGCCGCGTCATAGTAAATCAGAATTTGCTAGCTATCTTATGCCTGCATGGTTCTTGGGACGTAACCCAAAGCTCAAGATTATCCAAGCAACGCACAACACAGAACTTGCCGTGCGCTTTGGTCGTAAGGTGCGGGATTTAATTAACTCTGATCAGTATATTGATATATTTCCAGACACGGGGCTAAAGGCTGACGACAAGGCGGCGGGGCGTTGGGGAACGTCAAGCGGTGGTGAATACTTTGCCGCTGGTGTTGGTGCGGCGGTTACAGGTCGTGGTGCAGACTTGTTTATTATTGACGATCCGCATTCAGAACAGGATGCTATGTCGGACAATGCTCTTGATCAGGCATTTGAATGGTACACGTCCGGTCCTCGACAACGACTACAGCCTGGTGGTGCGATTATTGTTGTTATGACACGATGGGGACTGACAGACCTGACCGGCAAGTTATTAAAAGCATCAGGTCAGGATGTCATGGCGGATGAATGGGAAGTCGTAGAGTTTCCAGCCATTATGCCTTCTGGCAAACCGTTGTGGCCAGAGTTTTGGAACAAAGATGATCTGTTAAAGGTTAAGGCTTCGTTGCCAGTGTCGAAATGGAATGCACAATGGCAACAGCATCCTGTTGCCGAAGAGGGTGCGATTATTAAAAAAGAATGGTGGCAAACATGGAAGGCTAAAGAAATTCCACCTGTTTCCTATATCATACAAAGTTATGACACAGCATTTAGTAAGAAAGAAACAGCAGACTACTCTGCTATCACCACATGGGGTGTCTTTAAACCAGAGGACGGTGGTCCTGATAACATTATTCTTATGGATGCCAGACGAGGACGTTGGAATTTTCCAGAACTTAAACAGGTAGCGTATGAGGAATACGAATATTGGGATCCTGATATGGTTATTGTTGAGGCCAAGGCTTCGGGTACACCACTTACTGACGAATTAAGATCGACAGGCATACCTGTAATGAACTACACTCCATCAAAAGGTAGAGATAAATTTACGAGGATGCATATGGTTGCTCCTGTTTTTGAATCAGGTATGGTGTGGGCTCCAGAAAAAAAGTTTGCGGATGAACTAATTGAGGAGTGTGCAGCTTTTCCCCATGGTGAACATGACGACTTTTGTGATAGCATGACCATGGCTTTAATTCGTTTTAGGCGAGGTGGGTTTTTAACTCTTGACTCTGATGAGGCTGATGATACGTATGAACCGCGTCAGCGAATTTATTACGGATAGGTATAGATTATGGCGACAAATATAGGATCTTTAATTGATAGTGGCATAGAATCTGTGCCTGGAGAAGTCGTTGAAGTTGAAGAGGCTCCAGATTTTGAGGGTGGTGCTGAAGTTACTATGGACGATGATGGGGGAGCGGTTGTTCAATCCGTCACCGAAACAGAAGTTACTATAGCTGAAGTTCCTCATGACGCTAATTTAGCTGAACTGATTGAAGACCAAGAGTTAGGAGAGATATCATCTCAACTAACATCAATATATGAAGAAGACCTTAGTTCACGATCAGAGTGGGAAGAAGCGTATACCAGAGGTCTTGATCTTCTAGGTATACGTCAAGAAGAACGAGCAGAGCCTTTTCAGGGAGCTTCAGGTGTTACCCATCCTTTAATTTCAGAATCTGTTACACAGTTCCAAGCGCAGGCGTACAAAGAGTTATTGCCTGCTGGTGGTCCAGTTAGAACACAGGTCATAGGTGTATCTAACACAGAAACAGAAGCGCAGGCTTCTCGTGTTAAGAATTACATGAACTATATGATCACAGAGGTCATGGAAGAGTTCGATCCTGATCTGGATCAATTGCTTTTCTATCTGCCTTTATCAGGTTCAGCGTTTAAGAAAGTGTATTACGATGCTGCTTTAGGGCGAGGCGTGTCGCGTTTTGTGCAGGCGCAAGACTTGGTTGTCCCATACTCTTGCACAGATTTAGCGACTAGCAGTCGCATTACACATGTTCTTAGGATGTCGGAGAACTCTATTCGTAAGTTACAGGTTGCAGGGATTTATAGGGATATAGACCTATCTCCTGATAGTAACGAATATGAAGATATGGTTCGAGAGAAGACCTCTGAGATTGAGGGTGTCAGTCCTAATAATATGGATGACGAGTACACAATCCTTGAAATACATACAGATCTTGACATAGAGGGTTTCGAAGACAGAAGCGCGGATGGCGAAGAGACAGGTATTAAGTTGCCTTACATTGTTACGTTAGACCATGGATCAGGACAGGTTCTGTCGATTACAAGGAACTATGACGAAGGTGACCCGCTAAAAAGAAAGCGGCAATACTTTGTTCATTATAAATTTTTACCAGGGTTAGGTTTTTACGGTTTTGGTTTAATCCACATGATTGGTGGATTAGGTCGCGCTGTCACAGGAATACTAAGACAGCTTATGGATGCTGGCACACTTGCCAACTTACCGGCAGGGTTCAAAGCTAGAGGTATTCGAATACGTAACGATGATGAACCTCTTAATCCTGGTGAGTTTAGAGATATAGATGCCCCTGGTGGGGATATTAGAGCTTCGTTAATACCACTGCCTTTTAAAGAACCATCAGCTACACTTACTCAGTTACTGGGATCTTTGATTGATGCGGGACGTAGATTTGTTTCTATCGCTGATCAACAGATCAGTAATATGAATCAAGAAACACCTGTTGGCACTACTGTTGCCATGCTTGAACGTGGCATGAAAGTAATGTCAGCTATACATAAACGTCTACACTATGCACAAAGAAATGAGTTTAGACTTTTAGCAAGAATATTCTCTGAGAATGCGGTGTATCCGTATGAACCTGTTGGCGCACCAAGTCAGATCTTTCAACAAGACTTTGATGGCCGAATTGATGTGCTTCCTGTTAGTGATCCTAATATCTTCTCGATGGCACAACGTGTTGCATTAGCGCAGACACAGTTACAGCTTGCTCAATCCTCTCCAGATATGCACAATATGTATCAGGCGATGAAACGCATGTATCAGGCTTTGGAGGTGCAGAATATTGATGAGATATTGCCACCACCACAAGAGCCAGTTCCAACAGACCCGTCTATTGAAAACGCTCGTGCATTGGCTGGTAACCTGTTACAGGCTTTTGAAGGACAAGATCATGACGCACATATTCAAACACACATCGTGTTTTTACAGATGCCCATCGTGGTGGCCTCTCCCCCTATACAGGGTATTTTAATAGGACACATACAGGAGCATATATCATTGAAAGCCAGAGCTATCGCTACACAAGAATTACAACAAGTACAGCAGCAGGCGGTAGAACAGTCTGCTGTTGCTCAAGTCTATAGTGATCAAGGCTTTGCAATACCTGGACAAACACAAGAACAGACACAGATGCAACGGTCAATGCCTTTAGATCAGGCGGCGGCTATTACACCTGAGGATCTTGAAAGACGTGTTGCAGAGTTAGAAGCGCAATTTACTGCAGAGTTTGCCGCTGCTATCACACCACAAGGGCAGGCACCAGATCCTCTTGTACAAATTAGACAGCAAGAATTGGCTATCAAAGCGGCTGACACACAGCGCAAAGCACAGGCAGATCAACTTGATCTTCAGTTAGAACAACAAAAACTACAGCAACGAGCTCTTTCGGACGCGGCTAGGATAGAAAGTCAAGAAGACATTGCTCAACTTCGTGCTGATGTAAACCGTGAGAGGATTAACGCACAAAGACAAAGGGGTTAAATCATGGCACCAAAGAAGTTTGAAGAGAAATCACAATTTAATGATTTAGACGTTGATGGAGATGGGACGGTATCAGACCATGAACTTTCTATCGTGCAAGCTCATGATGCTCACAGAAAGTATAAAACTCAAGAACGGATAACCATTGGAACGGCTATATCAATGCTGGTTTTTACAGTTGCTATGTTTCTATTACCTGAGTCTCGTATATCTGTTTTGACTGATCTCAGTAATTTATTTTATATTTCAGGCGCAGGCATCATCAGTGCGTTCTTCGGATTTCAAGCTATGGGAGCTTCAAGAAAATGATGTCAAGTGTTGATTTGAATAAGATTGGTATTCTTAAAGATGAGATTGAAACATTAAAAGCGAGAGCAGAACAAGAAGGTAGTGGTATGGGTCACTTCTGGACAACAATAGGTGTCTTGAAACGCCGCATCAAAGAAATTGAAGAGAGAGAGTTTGATAATACTCTGGAGGGCACACGTTACTCATATAGGAATGTAGAATGATACAGGCACTTTTACCTTCAATATTACCTACAGTTACTAATGTCATTGGTCGGTTCTTACCAGAGGATAAAGAAAAAAGGGCGGCGGCTGAAAGAGAAATAGAAAAGCAACTCGCAACGCACCTCGCCAAAATTGATATTGCTCAATTGGAAATCAATAAGCAGGAGGCGGCTCACAGAAATATTTTTGTCGCGGGCTGGAGGCCCTTTATTGGATGGTCGTGCGGATTTGCCATGTGCTATGCGTACATAATTCAACCAATCACTGTTTTTATACTGGCACAAACAGGTAATCTTGTAGACTTGCCGACACTGGATCTATCTGAAATGATGCCCGTGTTACTTGGTATGCTCGGATTGGGGGGCTTACGTTCCTTCGAAAAGTATAAGAAAATATCGAAATAAGATGCCATTAACAAAAAAAGGTTCTAAGATTAAACGATCCATGAAGAAAACATATGGGTCTAAGAAGGGTGAAAAAGTTTTTTATGCCTCTGTTAACAAGGGTGTAATTAAAGGTGCTAAACGCAAGTCAAGGAGAAAGTGATGTCAAGAAAAAAGAAATCTAGAATGGCTCCTCGTGAGTCTGGACGAGTAAAAATTTCAAAGGCTCCTCGTGAGTCTGGACGAGTAGAGATTCCAATGGCTCCTCGTGAGTCTGGACGAGTAGAGATTCCAATGGCTCCTCGTGAGTCTGGACGAGTAGAATCGTTAAAGGATCTCAATCGAAGGATTGAACAGGAACAATTGCAGCGTCTTGAAGATATCGAAAAAGACAAAAAACGAATTAGAGATAGACGCTCTTTTAGTGAAGGTGGAATGATCCCTTCAGAAAAGAAGGGCTTCAATATGTTGCCTGAATCGGTTCAAAATAAAATAGATACAGATTTGGCCGCTGAGTTTATGCATGGTGGTGAAGTTGAGGCACCTAGTCAGAATGTTTCACGTGGAACAGGTGCTGCTATCAAAGGCACTAAGTTTTCTGGTACGTATTAAAACATGGATAGCATTTTTTTATCCGATGCTGTTAAGGAAGAGATTCGTCTTTGGTCTAAAGTATCTTTAGAAACGCCAGATGAAACTCTTGATAACTTACCTGTGTGTCCTTTTGCAAAAAATGCTTGGGACAGTGGAAGGGTAAAAATTCATGTGCAAAACATAGAGCAAAACAGGTTGGCTCTCTTAAATAAAACTATTGATGACTTTGATGACTCTTACGATGTTGAAATTATTGTAGATCTTTGTTTTAGTGAGGATACAAAAATATTCCATGGATGTATTGAGGAATACAATAAAAATCTTTGGAGGAAAGATATTTGGTTGATGGGGTATCATCCTTATGATGAAGTTGATAGTGAAGATGTAGGTTTTGAACCTATTGTTGATAGATCATATACTATGATTTTTGTTCAAAGGTTATCAAAACTGCAAGAAGCGTCCGACAAGTTGTCGATGCGAGGATACTATGAAAACTTAAAAGAGTATATTAGTAATCCTTATTTTCGTGAAAGAAAACGTGCTTATAGGAGAATGTTAAAATGCCAGGTGTAAGAGGAAAAGGTATGGCTAAAAAAGCCAAGAAAATGACTGGAAAGAAAACAGCTAAAAAGAAAACAGGTATGCGAGGTGGTGGAATGGTTCCCAAGAAAATGGGCATGCGAGGTGGTGGAATGGTAAAGAAGCGTTAAAAACGTGGATGTTGTTGATTTGTGTAGACACCTGTATAAGGTGTATCAAGGAAGAGAGGAGGATATCTCCTCTCTTCTGACAAACGGTATGGTGCAAGACATGTCGCAATACCGCCAGCTAGTAGGTGAAGTACAGGGCCTTCGCTTTGCTAGAGATGAAATTAAGTCCCTGCTGGAGAAAACAGAAGAAGATGTCGAAGACACTTTACGTACCTAATGAGGTCGCAGAAAAGAATAAACCCACAGCAAAAGTTGCATATATTGAAGAAAAGGATCGAGTTTTAGATCCGTCACTCCTAGATAAATCACTTGTACAAAGACTTCCACAACCAACAGGTTGGCGGGTTTTAGTTATGCCCTACAAAGGAAAAGCTAAAACAGACGGAGGTATTTATCTTCCCGATCAGATTGTTGAAAGGGAGGCTGTTGCTACGGTTGTGTGTTACGTACTAGCGGTTGGACCGCTAGCGTATGTTGATGAATCCAAATTTGGATCTAAAGCAAAACCGTGGTGTAAAAAAGGTGACTGGGTTTGTATAGGTAGATACGCGGGGGCTCGTTTTACTATTGATGGCGGAGAGGTTCGCATTATTAATGATGATGAGGTTATCGCTACTATTTTAGATCCAGATGACATAAAGCATATCTAAGGAGGTTATTATGGCTGAAGAAGCAATCAAGCAAGAGGTTGACGAGGATGTTGAGATTATTTTGGACGACAACAGCTCTACGTCAGAGACTGTTGATATTGAAAGCAAAGATCAAGATACTTTGCAAGAAAGTGAAAAAAAAGTTTCAACTAATGAAGTTGAAACTCAAGAAAACTCTGAAGAGGAGATAGATCAGTACAGTAAATCTGTTCAAAACAGAATTAAAAAACTGGTCACAGCACGAAGGCAAGAGGAAAGAGATAAAGAAGAGGCTGTTCGATACGCTGAAGCTCTTCGCAAAGAAAACGAAGAGTTAAAAGAAAGAAATACAACTCTTAGTAAAGGGTATAATGCTCAATACGAGGGAAGAGTTGGGTCTCAACTAGAACAAGCTAAAAAAGCATTTAAAGATGCTTATGATAGCGGAGACTCTGATGCTATCGTTGCGGCAAATCAAGCTATTGCTCGTATCACACTTGACGAGGAAAGGTTACGAGTGATCAAAGCTCGTGAAGAAAGAAACGAAGCGGCTGTTCAACAAAGACCGCAAGAGCAACAACAACCAGCAGCAAATCCTGATCCAAAGGCCAAAGCATGGGCTGATCGTAATGATTGGTTTGGAAATGATCGTGTTATGACAGTTGGAGCTTATGCAATACACGAAGATTTGGCTAACGAGGGGTTTGACTTAACATCAGATGATTACTATTCTGAGCTAGATAAAAGATTAAGGGTTGAATTTCCTCAAAAATTTGAGAATAATACAACCAACGGGGGAACTGCCAGAGTCGCTTCTGCTGATAGTTCCGCTTCCCGCAGCACTAAGAAGGGGCGCAGAGCCGTCAAGTTAACACCGTCACAAGTTGCGATAGCAAAAAAACTTGGTGTTTCTCTTGAAGACTATGCAAAACATGTAAAGTGAGGAGAATCATGACGGAAAGAACACCTAGAGCGGCAAGAACTCGTGCAGGAACTGCACGACCTAAACCTTGGACACCACCTCAGAAGCTAGATGCTCCAGAGCCACCTCCAGGGTATGTACATCGTTGGATTAGGACTGCTATTCGTGGCGAGGACGATAAAATGAACATGCATGCACGTTTACGTGAGGGATGGGAATTAGTTCGAGCAGAAGAGCATCCTGATTTTGACGCACCAACCATAGATGAAGGCAAGCATGCTGGAGTCATTGGCGTAGGCGGGTTAGTTTTAGCCCGTATACCTGAAGAGACAGTTGACCAACGCACCGAATACTATCGGGATCGGACCCGTGATCAGATGGTAGCTGTTGACCAGGACCTGATGAGGGAACAACATCCCTCAATGCCGATCAAAAATGAACGGCAAAGTCGTGTATCATTTGGAGGTCGCGCAAGCGATCAGAGTTAATTTAAACTAGGAGAGAAATCCAATGGCAAATGCTAATGGTGCTTTCGGTCTTCGAGCTATCGGTAAGGTAGGTCAGAACACCAACTCCACTGGTTTTTCAGGGTATACGCAATACGAGATTGCAAGTGATAACTCAAATTCAATCTTTCAGGGTTCACCGGTCATACCGCTTTCTACTGGTTTCATAGACATAGTAGGTGCGGCAGCTGGTGGAACTGTTGGTCTTTTGGGTGCATTCAACGGTTGCGAATACGTATCCTCAACTACCGGTGAAAAAGTCTTTTCCAACTATTGGCCTGGGTCTGGTGCAGACTCTAACCATCCGGTTAAGGCGTTCGTTTATGATGATCCAATGCAATTATATTCAATTGCAACGGATGCGTCTGTTACCAGTGAAGCAACTTTGCGTGGTCATGTGTTTGCTAACGCTAACTTCTCAAGTGGCGCAAGTGGGTCTACTACAACAGGTAAATCCTCTGGTGCTTTAGCTGTAAGCACAATCAACACCACCAATACACTCAACCTACGTATCATGGGTTGGCAGGAAGATGCTGAGAATCAGGATTTTGCTGCTGCTGGTATTCCTGTAATTGTTCGTTTAAACAACCACTTCAATAGTCCAAACGGTGCTATTGCTGGTGGAACTGTTTCTACGACCGGCGTGTAAGGAGGGTATAGATAATGGCTATTTCTCGCGCACAACTCGCAAAAGAGCTTGAGCCAGGTCTTAATGCTCTTTTTGGTTTAGAGTACGATAGATACGAAAACCAGCATGCTGAAATCTTCACAACCGAAACTTCAGATCGAGCATTTGAAGAGGAGGTAATGTTGTCAGGTTTTGGAACCGCGCCAACTAAGAGTGAAGGTTCCGCAGTAGCATTCGATGATGCTAATGAGGCATACACTGCACGGTACAACCATGAAACCATAGCTCTTGCTTTCTCCATTACAGAAGAAGCAGTAGAAGACAATCTTTATGATCGTCTTGGTTCACGGTACACTCGTGCTTTGGCTCGCTCCATGGCTCATACTAAACAAGTTAAAGCTGCCGCAGTGTTAAACAGTGCTTTTGACAGCACTGTAAAAGGTGGAGATGGGGTTGAACTTTGTTCTACCGCGCATCCATTAACTAACGGTAGCACGTTTGCTAACGAACCATCCACAGCAGCGGATCTTAATGAAACTTCCCTTGAGGATGCTTTAATTAATATCTCTGCATTCGTTGACGAAAGAGGTCTTAGGGTGGCTCTTAGAGGTGTAAAATTAATCGTTCCTAGACAACTACAGTTTGTAGCTGAAAGAATTATGGCTTCAAATCTTCGCTCTGGAACTGCCGATAACGACATCAACGCGATGCGTTCTATGGGTATGCTTCCTGAGGGATATGTTGTGAATGACTTCTTGACGGACACAGATGCATTCTTTGTCCTTTCGGATACGCCTCGTGGCTTTATTCACTTCGAGAGAACCCCACTTTCCACACAAATGGAAGGTGATTTTGACACAGGTAACATGCGTTACAAAGCGAGAGAAAGATACAGCTTCGGTTTTTCTGATCCTCGTTGTGTTTTTGGGTCTCCTGGAGCTTAGAAGGTTCGCGTGTGAAACTAAGGGAGCGGAACCTATTGAACCGCTCCCTTTTTTTCATTATAGTATTAAACATTCCTGACGATTGCATTGTGTGATCGACATTAGCCAAGACAGGAGAATAACATGGCTGTTCATTTTACTGGTCCCGTACTTTTTGCTGGCAAGGACGGCCAGCGCAAATGGTTTGAAAATTTACCCGTTGACAAAAACCCTGATTACTTAGTCTACATGGATGACTTCACAGGTGTATCTCTTGATGACACAGATGATTGGACTGTTATCAAAGATAGCAGTGCTTCCGCTGATATTGCCGCCGATGTTGTAAATGGTGCGATAACTCTAAGCTCACAAGCAACCACCGATAACGATGGTGCCTCTATTCAGGGTAATGAGATTTTTGCATTGTCCACGACTCGTGATGTTTGGTTTGAAACAAAGTTGACCCCAACGGATGCAGAAGGTAATGCAATAGAAATCTGTGTTGGCCTTACAGTTAACTTTGCTACTAACCCTGAAGCAATGCTCACAGCAGCAGATCGTATTGTTTTTCAAGTAGATGATGGTGATAGCAATATTGATTGTGTTACAGAAAAAGATGGAACCGCAACAACCACTGATAGTGGCGTGGATATTGCCAGTGGCACAGCTGTGACATTAGGTTTTCATGTTAAAGGCACAGGTTCTGTTGAGTTTTTTGTCAACAGAAATTTAGTTGCTACGCATACAACTAATCTTCCTGACAATGAGAACTTAGCGATTGGAGCTATGGAGTTGTCTGGTTCTGCCACCGGAACTAAGTCAATGAATGTTGATTATCTCTTCGCCGCGCAAAACCGTTAAGGAGTAAGGTATGACTACTTCCTCCAAGACTAAACCTAAAGCCACCGCGAAGAAGGCTACCGCGAAGAAGGTTTCTAAAAAGGACTTACCTCCTGTTGGAAGCGCGAAGCGTAAGGCACTGATTCTGCGGGGTGATATAAAGGAGTAGATTATGTCAGGATCTGATGTAGTAGCAGTCTTTATAACTGCTGACACTAATGCCGCTGATAATGCTTCTATTTCTGCTAATGAGCGTCCTAATACCGATTTTACAATTGGGGGCACGGATACTTCTGGCGGAGTCGCAACTTTTGACGCAGGAAGGATTGTTACAGCAACAACGGCAGGCACAGGCGATAGCGGAAAAACCGTTACCATCACAGGCACAGATGTTAATGGTGATGCTCAAACAGAAACGATAACTCTTCCAGGATCAGCAACCACCACCTCTGGGACAAAGTTTTTTAAAACAGTTACTGCGGCTAGTGCTAGCACACAACCGGCGGCTAATGTTTCTTTGGGTCATGCGGCGGGTGCAGCTGATGTTGTTTTCGCAGGAAGATCTCGTTTGCAGGGTTTAAATATCGTTTGTTCTGCAACGGCTGGAACTTTGGATTTTAGAACTACTTCTGCTACTGGCTCAAGTATTTTTAAAGTTGGAACTGTCGCTTCTGCAACGGCTACAAGAGACATTACAATTCCTGACGAGGGTTTACTCTTCACTGATGGAATATATGTTCAGTATACTGTTGCCACGTTTGGTACATTGACAGCCTTTCATGCGTAATGGCACCGAAGAAGAAAACAACTCGTAAGAGAGATAAACAACCTCCTAAGACGAAAAAGTATTTTCGTTCTACGAAGTCGGGGGCTGGAATGACTAAGGCTGGGGTAGCACGTTATAGACGTGAAAACCCTGGCTCTAAGTTAAAAACTGCTGTTACAGAAAAGAATCCTAAAGGCAAGAGAGCCGCGAGGAGAAAGTCCTTTTGTGCTCGATCAGCTGGTCAGATGAAAAAGTTTCCGAAGGCAGCAAAGAATCCAAATAGCCGTTTACGGCAGGCAAGAAGGCGTTGGAGATGCTAGATAAAAGTCAATGGTTTACAGGAGTATCTATAGCTTTATCGGTGGGAGCAGTGGTTTGGATATGTTCAACGCTCGTTGATTTAGACAAGAAGACTACGATAATTTCTTTAAAAGTAGAAGAGAGCAATAAACAGATAAAGAAAAACCAGGAATATATTAATTTAGTTTTAAAGAGTGTTTTAGATGATAACGCCATAACTTGGGATTATTCTGGAGATAAACATAATGCAAAATAAAAATAAAAAAAAGATAAAAAAAGTTATTGGTGGTTTAAAAAAGGGTTCAAAACTACATGCAAAACAAGCTAAAATTTTAAGTAGTATTGTAAAAAATAAATCTAAATCTCGTAAAAAGAAAAAGTAATTAACGAGGTTACTAATGACAATTTCTAGGTCAAGCATACCCCAACAAATAACTAAATCTCCATCAAAGAGGAGAAAGAAAAGAGACCCGAAAGTTGGTACAGGTAAAAAGCCAAAGGGCAGTGGTAGAAGGCTTTACACAGATGAAAACCCTAAGGATACAGTTAGCATAAAATTTGCTACACCATCAGATGCACGAGCAACCGTGGCAAAAGTTAAAAGAATCAAGAAACCTCTTGCAAGAAAAATACAAATCCTTACTGTCATGGAACAGAGAGCAAAGGTAATGGGTAAAAAAGAAGTTGTTAAGATAGCGAAAAGAGGTAAGGAGGCTATACGAAATGCCAGCAAAAAAACCAAAGCCAAAGCGTAAAAAGGGTTCTCCCACTCCTGCTAACCCTAAACTTTATTCAAGGGTTAAATCAGAAGCTAAACGTAAGTTCAAGGTGTATCCTTCCGCATATGCTAATGCGTGGTTAGTTAGGACGTATAAGAAACGAGGCGGGACTTACAAATGAGTCTGAAAGAATGGTTTGGAAAAGGTCCTAAAGGAGATTGGGTGGACATAGGTGCCCCTAAGAAGGACGGTAAGTTCCAAGCCTGTGGACGTAAGTCTGCTAAAGGGAGTAAACGAAAGTATCCGAAATGTGTGCCAAGGGCGACAGCAAAGCGCATGACAAAAAGTCAAATTAAAAGTGCAGTTGCTAGGAAAAGAGCTAAAGCGCAGGGAGTTGGAGGAAAACCAACTAATGTCAAGACTTTTGTTAAAAAGTCTAGTAAAAAGGTTTCCACTAAAAGAAAGACTCCTGTTAAAAGGAAAACTTCTACAAGAAGGAAAAAACGTAAATGACTACCTCTGGATCCGTTGACTTTGACCTTGATGCTGCTGAGATTATTGAAGAAGCCTATGAGCGGTGCGGTCTTGAGATGCGAACAGGATACGATGCTAGAACAGCTAGACGATCCATGAACATTATGTTGGCTGAATGGGCTAATCGAGGAGTTAATCTTTGGACTGTTAGACAACAAACGACAACTTTGACCGCAGGCACGGCTACATTAACTTTGACTGCTGATGTTGTTAGCGTTCTAGAAGCTGTTATTCGTAGAGACAATACAGATTTTGATCTTCAGTTGATTAGCCGTGGTGAGTATCTGTCTATTCCAAACAAGACCACGACAGGCAGACCATCTCAGTTTTACTATAGCCGTCTTACTGTTCCAGAGATTAATTTATGGCCAACACCAGATAGTTCTTCCGATCAAATTGTATATTATTTCATGAAACGCATGGAGGATTTTGATACATTAAAGAATACTTCTGATATGCCTTTTAGATTCCTACCATGCATGGTTGCTGGTCTTGCTTATTATATTTCATTGAAGAAAGCTCCAGACAGGATTCAAGTGTTAAAGACTTTATATGAAGAAGAGTTTCAAAGAGCCCTTAGTGAAGATCAAGAAAGGACTGGTCTTACTCTTGTTCCCTCTATTCAGTATTTGAGGTACTGATATGGCTCGATATGCATCAGGAAGAAAAGCGTTAGGAGTTTCAGATCGTTCTGGTTTTGTATATCTTTTACGTGAAATGAAAAAGGAGTGGAATGGTTCGCTTGTTGGACCTGATGAGTTTGAAAAAAAACATCCTCAATTAGAGTCACCTAAAAATATTTCTGATCCCCAGGCTTTAAGAAACCCAAGACCTAATGTTACTTCTGGTGATGTGAATGTTTCAGTGGGAAATACTGTTTTCCCACCTGTTGATTCAGTTGGTCCTATGATAGCAGCTGTTGGTCAAGTAGAGGTAAGTATCTCATGAGTTTTACATTTGCACAGCTTAAAACAGCAATACAAGATTTTACAGAAAATACAGAGACTTCTTTTGTTAATAACTTACCTGTGTTTATTAGAGCTGCTGAACGCCGCATACTTAGTCTTGTTGATCTAGAGTATTTTAGAAAAAACGTGTCTGGAACGATGACAAGTGGTGATAGGTTCTTGGCTGTTCCAGATGATTATCTCGCTTCCTTTTCTCTTTCTATAGAGGTATCTAGCAGTAAAGTATTTTTACTTCAGAAAGATGTAAACTTTATCCAAGAGTACAACCCTAATAGTGCTACAACAGGAGAGCCAATATACTACGCTATTTTTGACGTTGATAATTTTATAATAGCACCAACACCTGATGCTAACTATAGTAGCGAGCTTCATTATTTTTTTGAGCCAACAAGTTTAACTGCTGGATCTGATAGCGGAACTACCTGGCTAAGTACAAACGCTCCTAACACAATGCTTTACGGATCTTTAGTTGAGGCATACACTTTTATGAAAGGAGAAAATGCATTACTAACGCAGTATAATTCTAGGTTTAGTGAGTCTTTACAGAGGCTTAAAGATTTGGGAGAAGCTCGTGAGAATAGTGATGCATACAGAATTGGTCTACCTAGAAGGGCTAGAACCTAATGTTTGATGTTAGCATAAATATGTCTGACGATTTTAAGGTTGAGGTTGGAACTACAACAAATCGAGGGTGGACTCCTGAAGAAGTAGCTCATCGTTGTGCAAATAAACTTGTAGAAGTTTCAGAAAATGCACCACCTGTAATACGTGATCAAGCAGAGGCTTTTAAAAGCGATATTGAAAAAACTATAGCTTTATATATGAGAGAGGCTATAAAATCAGACAGAACAACTATTTTTAACGCAATCAAGAACGCTGGATATCCCGATCTGGCAGAGGCTATCAGGAGGTTATAAGATGTCAATTACGCAAGCGATGTGCACAAGTTTTAAGAAAGAACTTCTTGAGGCAAAGCATAATTTTTTAAACTCTGGCGGAAGCACTTTTAAGTTAGCTTTATATACAAGCAGTGCATCACTTGATGCCACAACCACTGCTTATACCACAAGCAACGAGGTTTCTGGAACTGGTTATTCAGCAAAAGGGAATACATTAACTCGTGTTGACCCATCTACCAGCGGCACTACAGCGTTAACCGATTTTGCCGATACAACTTTTAGCAGTTCTTCGATAACCGCGAGAGGTGCTTTAATTTTTAACGAAGATGCCACTGGTGATACCTCGGTTTGTGTCCTTGATTTTGGAGGCGATAAAACGAGTTCTTCTGGAGACTTTACTGTTCAGTTTCCAACTGCTAGTGCAACGGCGGCAATAATTAGAATAGCTTAATGGCCAACATAATCGTAGCATTTGAGGGATGGAACTCCTCAACGCAGGCTTGGGGGTCTGCTGGATGGGGAGAGAATGTTGCTGTCCCTGGTGCTACATCTGGATTAGGTAGTGTTACTGTATCGGCTGACGCTAACGCAGCTGTTACAGGATTGGCAGGCACTGGTTCTGTTGGCTCTGTTACAATATCGGCTGACGCTAATGTCGATGTTACAGGAGTCGCTGGAACATCCGCTTTAGGAACAGTTGTTGCCACAGGAGATGCTAATGTTGATGCTACAGGAGTATCGGGCACCTCTGGATTAGGTAGTGTTACTGTATCGGCTGACGCTAATGTTGATGCCACAGGAGTGGCAGGCACTGGTTCTGTTGGTAGTGTCACAGTCGTTGAGGGACAGGGTGTTACATTTACACTTACTGGTGTTGATAGCACTGGTTCTGTTGGTAGTGTTACAATATCAAGCGATGCTAATATAGCAGTTACAGGGGTATCGGGCACCTCTGGGTTAGGGTCTGTTACGATTGCCCTTAGTATAGTGGCAGAAGCAACAGGAGTGGCAGGCACTGGCTCTGTTGGTGATGTCACAGTATCAAGTGATGCTAATGCTTTAGTTAGTGGTGTTTCTGCTACAGGAGAAACATCGAATGTGAATGTGTGGGGGGCAATAACACCTAGTCAAACACCTAGTTGGGTCTCTTTAACACCTAGTCAAACACCTAGTTGGTCAAGTATAACACCTAGTCAAACACCTAGTTGGTCAGCTATAACACCTAGTCAAACACCTAGTTGGAGTTCTTTAACACCTAGTCAAACACCTAATTGGCAAGAAACAAAACGTAAAGCCGCATAGTGAGATAGATCATGACTTCTACATATACAGCTAACAATGGCATTGAAAAAATTGAAACAGGTGATCAGTCGGGGACGTGGGGTGAAACCACCAACACGAACTTTGACATTATAGATCGTGCCTTAAATGGTGTGGGAAGTATCACTCTCTCTGGAACTTCACATACTTTAACAACAACTGACGGTTCACTCACAGATGGTATGTTTAAAGTCTTGTCTTTGGCAGGATCTCCCACTGGAACGAATACCATCACTATCAGCCCTAATGACCAGGATAAATTATATTTTGTGACAAACGCTAGTGGTCAATCCGCTGTGTTCAGTCAGGGGACAGGCGCAAACGTAACAATACCAAACGGTGGTGCCGATATTATATTTGCTGATGGTGCGGGTAGCGGTGCGGCAGTCTCAAGTCTTTTTGCTAGCACAGTAACTTTTGGCAGTGATGTTCTTGTCGGAGATGATTTAACTCTCAACAGTGATAGTGCGGTTTTAGGTTTTGGTGCAGATACAGACACAACTCTTACACACACTGACGGAAGTGGTTTGACGTTAAATTCTACAAACAAACTTATGTTTGGGGATAGTGGCACGTTTATTCACCAAAGTGCTGATGGGGTTCTTGACCTAGTATCAGATACAGAAATAGAAATCAACGCAACCACAATAGATATTAATGGTGCGGTTGATATAAGTGGTAATATTACAGGCGGTGGCAATTTAGATGTATCTAGCGGAACAATCAAACTTGATGGCAACTACCCAACAGGTACATCAAACGTAGCGTTAGGAGATACAGCATTAGATTCTGTAGAAGCTGGCGGTACGCATAATACAGCGATTGGTGCAACAGCAGGGACAGCAATTACTACTGGCGATTCAAATACAGTTGTAGGATCTGGTGCTGGAGATGCTATAGCAACGGTGAATGACAATACAGCAGTTGGCTTTAATGCTCTGACAGTTGCGGTCACAGCGCAGAATACAGCTATTGGTTCAGCAGCACTACAAGCCTATGCTCCATCCAGCGGTGATGGATCAACAGCAGTGGGTTATGCGG